TCTTTTGAAATGGGGCTGCCACTATCTCGAACATCCTTAATGCTACCCTCGAGGCGCTTTGTAAACTCCTGTCTTGCGACATATCGAGCAGCTCGCGCAAAGTATGTACCATATGCTCGGAGGCCATCCGCTGAAAAGCCTGGAACGTTCTGGCGCTCGAGCAACTGGCGACGAAAGGAAGTAGTCGGGGCTGCTTGGAGGGCCATCGCTTCCAGGAGCTTTTTATCCTTCTTCTGCTGCGTGGTAAGGTCCGGCTGGTCGAGCCCCAATTCACGCTCAATATTCCGCAGCGCAAACGGCGGGAGGCCCTGCCACTGCTGCAAGGTGGGCGAGAGCTCATCCTCCTGGATCGAGTTAACGCCCGGAACTTTATACCTCTTCTCAATATCGACGATCGCACGGTCCCGCTCCTTCTTCGTATGGAAGGCCTCGAAATGGAGAACCACCCCCTGCCCATCTCTAACCGTGACGATATGCTTCCCGAAGCGCATGTGAGGAAAATAAGGCCGGGCCTTCATCTGAGACACTTCACCCGCGATGGTCTGGATCTCCTTCGCCAGCGCCATCGGATCGGTGATAGTCTCCTGCGCCTTCTGCACCGACACATTCTCGAGGTAGGAAAGGAACTGGAGAAAGTCCTGCCGGATCGCAACGTAGGCGTCGAAGGCCTCCTTATTCAGCTTATGTTTTTTAACGAGGTCAAGCAGCTCCTGATCCGTGGGCCAGCGGACTTCTTTATCCTCAATCTGCTGCTTCGTGAGATACGTCATTTGATCGAGTTCGAAGAGGAGGCGCCAGAGGTTATCCCCCTGCTCCTTCCCGAGCAATTGCACCTGCCGAATCCGGCTATCCGCGAGGGAGGCCCAGGAAAGTGCGGCGTTCTCCATCGCCCGGTTAAGCGATTTGTAGTCCTGCAGGCCCTTGATGTGAGGGTTCAAATCCGCGAACTGATGGATGCCAAGAAGCCATTCCATCATGGTGTTGTGGCGGTCGGACATTGCGAGCAGACCCTTCAGCTTCGCCCTTCCTCCCGGGTCATTCTGAGGGAAAATCTTCAACAGCTGCTTGACCCGGAAAGAGCTGGCCCGCTCCGGATAAGCGGTCACATACTTATCGAGCCCCAGATCCTTCACTCCCTTCTCATTCCGCGCGATCGAATCATTCAAAGCTCGTTGCGTGGATTCGAGAAGGAAGGGCTCTTCCTTCGTGACCTTCCCCCGCTGCATGAGCTTCTTCAACCACTCATCCATAACGAAGGCGGGCCGGCCGAGGTTCGGGTCATGGACCCACGGCTTTTGTTTATTCTTAATGAAGTCGAGGAACTTCATGATAAAATTCCCGACCTTATTTCCCGTTGAGTAGAAGAACTTCTTCACGGGTCCGATCGGGTTCTGAGGGTTAATCATCCAACGCGCGATGTTGGAGACCATCCATTCCTCGAAGTTATAAGCATGCCGGTGGCGGCCGCGCTGCTCGCCAATCGTCCTCTCAAGAATAGGATGCGGGATAACCCGCGCGAGCTGAATATCCTTCCTCTGCCCCTGCATAGCATGGCGTTCACGACGGTAAGCAGTTTTGAACAGATCCTGCTGCGCCGTGCCCATAGCCTCCCATTCATAATTGACAATCATCTTGCCAACTTCATGGGAGAAATCTGTGTAGAACGCGGCTAGCTGTGCATCCTCCACATACTGCTTCTCAGCCGGGAGGCCCAGTTTCTCCGCTGCCTTCTGCGTCGTGGATTTCTTCGCCTTCCGACTCTTATCACTTGTCCCTCCCTGCTTCTGGACCGTCAGCGGCTTCTGCCCTACCGTCGCCTGTGAGTAGAGCCAGGGGTTGATGTAGATAACTGACCGGCTCTGGGCCTTCTTTCCAGGGGTAAGCTCTACCGTCTCATCCTTATAATGCACCCCCTTACCGTCCGGGTTCACACCAGGGGGGACGATTTGGAGGATAACATCCGTCTTCAGCCTCATCGACTTGAGGACTTCCCTGAGGAAATTCCCGAGCGGAGATACCTGCATAACGTAGGGCTTACCCGGTCCAGGGGAGGTCACCGCCCCCGCCAGCATCCCCTGCAACGTCGTGCCGTGATGTAAGGCAAGGAAGGCCCGCTCCGTATTATCATCCTGGAAGTAGATCTTCTTCCCGACACGAGGATCCCCTTCCCTCCGTGCCTTCGCCCGGACGATTCTTCGAAGATCCTTACTCTTCTCAACCTCCGGGCCAACAACCTCAATATTACTCTCGAAGCCACGGGGTCCGAGCTTCCTAAGCAGCGCAAAATTGTTCGTGTCGGGGAGGACATCCAGCCTCAGCCCCCGATCCACGAGCCCCATAAACCTCTCCACCGTCGCTTTCGGGAGCTTCGTAAATCCCTTACTCGCACGGCCGGCAGACTGGAGGAATTTGACAAAATCATTAAGCAGCGTTTTCTTCGCCGCCTCATCGAGGGTGCCGGTAAACCTGATCCCCTTCGCCTGAGCCCGGCCCAGGTCCAGCTTCCTCGCAATCTGCTGATCCGCCTGCACCTGTGAGGACAGCTCCCTTGTCGGGAACGCGGTGACGTCGCCGGGCCTCACCCTCTCCAAATCAATCGACTTCCCGGTAACATCATCCCTTCCCTTTGGCCGCGAGAAGACGTAGAATTCACTCCCGTTATCCCGTGTTCTCGTTTCCCTCAGCTGCGCATCCGTCTTCATCGAGCGCAAATCAGTCTGCATTTGCGACTGCATAAGCTGCTGATGCTTCGCCGGATCACGCAGGACGACCTGGGAGTCTGGGAAGGGCTCCACCCTCGCACCATTATCCATCGCCTGACGGTAGTAGGTCGCCGCCTTTGCGAGGAAATTCTCCGTCGCCTGCGGACTCTTCGCCCGAGCCGCCTTCTCCTTCCACTTTATCGCTTCGACGAGATTATCCGTAGCCTCCTTCAGCGTCGCTTGCTCGGTAAAATCCACACGAGGGTCAGCAATAGCGCTCGGCAGATCCTCCACAGAAACAGACACATCACCTCGCGTGATCTTATCTGGATCGAGGCGAAGATACCCATTAACCTGCGCGTTACCGCCGTCATTAAGCGCCTGCTCCTGTGTGCCAAACGTAAGCTCCGTGCCAGGAATAGCAGCGGCAAAGAGGCCACGCCGGCGAATATCAACGCTACTCTGGAGATCATCGAGTTCCGCTTGATTAGCCACTCCGACACTGGCGTCGAGTCCGGAGAGGGAGGCATCGATCGCGGCTTCCGGTCCGGTGGTTGGCATCTCATCCGGCGCACTCCCTATAATGTACGGGACATCACCCGCTGCCTGGCGAACGTAGCTCTCATTCAATGCCGTATCCGGGTGAGAGCCCTGAAAGACAGAGAACGCCCCGCCTCCAATACCTCCCGCAACGACGGAGTTCATCCGCCGGGACATAGCCTCCGGGCCGAGGTAGGCGAAGTTTTCATCCAGATAGTTCCGGGTGATGAGGTCAATTTCCTCCTGCAACCCTTCCGTTCCCGCCTCCACTCCCGCGCCAATTCCGACCTTACCGGCCCTCCCCGACGCCTGATAAATCCGGTCAAGGAGGTGGCTCGCCTGCTGCCCCGTCAGCCCTAGCGACTTACTGAGCATTAGCGGAAACACACTCTCCAGCGCACCCTTCGCCGTACCCGCGAGGAGACTCGCCCCGGTGTATATATCCTTATTCGCCTGCCAAAGCTCCTGCCCGGTAGCCGCCGACTCAATCGCGGCCGCAGTCGCCAGACCCCCGGTCACCTCTGCTGAGGGAGCAAAGCGCAGGATTGAACTTCTCGTCGCCTGACTCACCCCCTTCTTCGCCATGAGGTTGGCCAGGAACCGTGCTCCTCCCGCCCCGGACATGATACTCGCGACGAAGGGAATAGCCTCGCCAATCGTGCCGGCGGTATATCTCAACCACGTAGACGGGTCGGCAAGCTCGAGATCCTCAACCCTTGCAATACCTCTTTTCGCTCCACCTTCCGCGATCTCCGTAGCGGTCTGGATCAGCGCCTCATCCAGCCCATGAGTATCCTTCCCGGTGATGTTCTCAAACTGCCTGACCCCCATAGCGGCAAGGGTCGGAGCGGTAGAAATGACCTGCCTCACCCCACTCTGCAAGCCGGCGCCTATCTCCCCCATCCACGTCTCAGCCGTGGCGTTTCCAAATAGGGTAGAGCTTTCCGACTTCCGAGTGGGCGTGGCCGCGACAGGCTTAAGGCCGAACCCCGCGAACGGGTCGGCCTCTTCACTTGCAGGTTTGAGCTGGAACGCAGCCCATGGATCTTCCTCAGCCATTATGGAACCGTCCCCTCCATCATCTTCCCATTCACCTCAATCCGGAATTTTGTCCCGGAGGGAAGCTTCTTCGCATCATCCATGCTCTTCACGATAGGGACGCCCGTAACCGTCTCCGTTCCGCCGACGTTAGGCGCTTTCGCCGGTGCAGATGGCGCGTCGAGCTTTTGAGCTTCCGTAAGGATTTGATTGAACTTCTCAGAAGGACTCGCGTCATCCTCTCCCAGGAGGTCCTCCTGATTAATTGTCTTAAGACGTTGAGCGACGTAGGCTTTACCCTTCGGCCCGAGGTTTGCGGAGGCAGCAAGTTCATCAAGAACAGTCGGCGTTTTTCCTCTAAGCCTCCGGGATCGGGCAGACTCCCCGCTTTTCTCGGTCTCCGCCTCTGCAAGAGTCTTTTCCGTCTGCGCACCTCGGAGAGCGTTAACGGAGGCTCGATCCTCCTTCTTGCCAGCACGATCCTCATCGGTCTGTTGCTGCTCCGTGTTGAGCTGCTGTGCTCGTCCGCCGGCTGCAAAACCCCCTCCCAATGCTTGACCTAATTGCGACATCGGCCCGCCCCATGAAGGCACCATGAGGTTGAGCCCCAGCTGCAACATCATCGCCTTGAACGGGTCGGCTAGTGGAGATGATGCGCCGACGGGAACACGTACCTGCCCGTCAGGTCCTCTCTGAGCGGGCGTTCCAGCAGGTCCACTAAACGGCGATCTTTCTGGGACTTCCATCTCCGCAGGTACTTCAGCGTCCCCAGGAGGCGTTTCATCGTCGCCAGATGGAGGGTTAGTGGCCCCTGCTGCTGGCGGATTAGCTCGCGCTCCCCTTTCAGGAAGAGGAATTTGTACTCCCTCAGCGTTGTAGTATGCCCGAGCTTCTGCTTCCGCCTTGTCTGCATTTGCCTTTGCCCTCGCGGGTGAATCCCTATCCGTTACCATCCAGCTTAAGTCTGGGAGGGTGAGGAGAGAACCGAGGAGGTCCCCCGCCCCACCCTGAGGAACGTAGGGTGTAGGTGGTTTCCGGAGGGGATTAGGCGCCGGCATCGGAACAGCGTTAGGGTCGGTCGGAACAAGGCTCCGAAACCCCAGCGCATCGAGGATGGAGTTAGCCATTATAGCTCTCCCGTGAACATCGGGTTCCGCTGAGGCATCGGCGGGTTAAGCCCACCTCCTCCTCCGAATAGCTCGTTCAGCATCATCCCGATCGAGCGGAGGTCATTTGCACCGGAGACGAAGCCGGGCTCGTTAGTCGCCTGAAGCATGGGGTTTTTGGCGGGCATAGGCGGCCGTAGGGCAGGCGCGTTTGCTGCCGGGGTTGCCGGGCTAGGGCTAGGCGCTGGCGGGGCCTGTGGCGCCGGGGCAGGCGGCTGCATTCCATATTGAGCGGCCTTCTGCGCCTCCCGCATCATCGGCGGCATCTCTGTCATCTCTACCGTCTGATCCGCTGGCATAGGCTGAGGCCCCCGGATCAAATTCGCCAGGATGGTCTCATCAGGTCCGCTCTCAAGAAATGGGTTCCGCATCGGGACGTCCATCTGGTCGGGCATCTGGGTAAACTCGCCGGCGCCTTTAGGAACCGTCGTGCTACCTCCCCCCATCGAGGCAAAGGGATCGATACCGGAGAGTAGAGACAACAGCCCTGCCAGCGGGCCCGACATCATGGGATCGGTCGAGGGCGGCGCCTTGTTCCCCTTCATCATTGAGTTAGAGGGGGTTGAGGACTTGGGGTCCGCCTTATCCTTCCCCTTACCGGCGGGTTTCGTCTCAGCCACGGCATCGCTCCTTGTCCCAGTATCCGCTTGAGCAACATTCGTCTTCAGGATCTTACTATCCGGGATGGGTGTATCCCAGACAGGCTCACGAAGAGGAGTGCTCCGGAAGTTATTCTCCATCTCGCGCGGGGTAGGCCGCTCGAACGTACTCCCCGGTTTAGGAATGAGGGCGCCGGGATCGATGAGCGGTCCGACCTGGCGCTTATCCCGGAACTCGAGGAAATCGGCAGACCCCGGACCGTAAAGGTCGAGCCACGGAACTTCCGCCGAAGAAACATCCCTCGACCGTCCCTGCCCCACCGCGAGGTCTCGAATTTTCGCCGATCTTGTCGGGTTACTTCTCGCCATTCTTACCTCCCCATAAGGCTTTGAGCCATGGTCGGAAGTTGAGGAACAGAGGCCCGGCGCTGCGCCTGTGCATTCAGAGCGGGGTTGATCATATCCTCCACCTTCTGCAAGAATGGCAAGCCAGCACCAGAAACACCACCGGAGAATACGGGCTTTTGCGCCTGAGGAGGGTTGAGGGCTTGGAAGGTTTTTCCCATTTTGCCGAGGCTTCCGAAGAGGCCCTCACCCTCCCCGGCCGCCGGTGCATCACCGAGGCCACCCGGACCCCCCGGTCCGCCGAAAGCGTTCTGGCCGAGGAGGAGTGTAAGAAGATTTTCCATGTCAAGCTCCTATAAGAAAGCGAGGAATGAGGCGAGCGTGCCAAGGCCCTGCATGAGGGGGTTAGCCTGCGGCTGGGCACCGTTGACGGTGGCGGTCGTCCCTCCTCCCGGCGTAGCGGCGGAGGCGCCGAGGAGTTGCAGGCCCATCGTGAAGGGGAACATCTCCTCATCAAACTGCTGCTGTTGCTGCTGTTGCTGGAGGGTCCGCCTCTGCCCCCCGACAGTGTCCTGCGCGACTTGAGGGAAGAGGGATGCGGATTGAGTTTGAGGCGTAAGAGCAATCCCCTTCAACATCGCGTCGAGGTTCCGACCATACGCCTGATCGAGGAGCTGGTTTGTCGTGTCGGAGATTTGGTTGAGGTACGTTGCCCCGGCATAGTCCCCGGCTTGGCGGGATTTGGACGTACCCAACGCCCCGGCCTGGATCGCCCCGCCCCTCACGCTCGGCATGACGACGTTTTGAAAATTCCGCGTGATGGTCCTATTCGCGGCATCAATCGAGCCTTTAAGGGCAGGATTGCTCTCCATATCCATCACGTCGCCGGAGGTGAGGAAGTTCGTCGCCTTCGCATTATTCGCGGCGAGTTCCTCCAGCGGACCCCCCGCACCAGCCTTGGCGAGAATCCCTTCCTGGCTCTGCGTCTGAGCGGGATCAAAACCCGGTACTCCCGGCATGTTCGGGAGGTTATTCGCTACCGGCTTAATCAACCCCATTGAGGTATTCAGGAGTTCCCGCTGTTCCGGGGATAACTCCTGCTTGGTCGTCTGCGTGACGTTAGATGGCTGTTTAGGGTTCATCAGAGCTTCCTCATCAGGCAGACTTTATACAGGTGGAAGTCAAGGGGTTTGAGGAGTTTTTTCCACGCCTCCCTCCCCTCAATCGTGATCACATCGGCTTCGAGGAGCTTCGCATAAAGCTCAAGTCCGTGGAAGAATTTGGGGAAATAGGCCTCGACGTTAGACCCTACACAGAGGACGACGGAAACAGCCTTGGCCCGCTTGGAGGTGAGGACTTCCGTCAGAGCCATCATCTCGAGGTTATCATCCGCATCCTTCCCAACCCAGAGGTGGAAGGCTCCCTCCCGTGTCCAGTCAATGATATCCTGGACGTTGTAGAAGGGGGCGAGCATTTCTCGATGCGTGATAAGTTTCTGCTGGAGCCAGGGGAGGTAGGGGATAGGGTCCTCAACCTGATTAACCGAGTTTATGCCAAGCTGCTCCGTAGTATCCAAAGTAGCCTCCATTCCCCGTACCATCGGGGTTCCAGTTGGAGCCCTCCGCAACAGTACCTACGAAGAAGACGTCGCCATCTCGAGGCTTTGGAGGCTCGTTCATAGTCTTCGCCAAGCGTATACTGTCCAGCCCCAGATTAAAAGACCTCTCCAGTGTATTCCTCAAATCCTCGATCCAGCGGACGATGAGGGAAAGGTCTTCACGGGCGGGAGGATTGGGAAGTTGGAGGGTCATTAGTGCTCTCCAAGGGGTTCGATTTCGATGTCGTAACCCTCAATTTCAGCGCCTTCACCGAGGACAAACTTGATCGCGGGAAGGCGGACGTTTAAGGGTTGAGGCGGGTCGACAAAGTTGAACGATTGTCCAGGGGTGAAGAGAAGCGGCGCATTATACGTCGGTGCAGTGCCGATCTGGTTTGAACCTCCAATATACACCTGAACAGGGCCTCCAGAGGCTCGCGGCCACACCCGCTTGATGAGGCGGCGCTGGTGGTAGTCGAGGAGCGGGGCGCCGTTTCTATCTTCTCCGATGATTGCAAGGTTTGTCCTCTCCACCGTAGACGTGAACACCGTACCGTTGAAGTCGATGCCAAGGTCTGCTTGCCTCAAATGTGTATTGAGATCATCCGCGATGATCAACTTCCGCCGCGCATCGTCCTGGTACTTCTGCGAGCCCACGTTGTCGTAGGTAACGGAGGTGGAAAGGCTATCCCATGTTTCCACATTTGGCGCCTCCACCACACCTGACGCTGCATGAGCGCCGGTGAACTCCCGGAACGTGACCACATTCGTCCGGTAGTTCCAGACGAGGGCCATGTTCGGGAAGTCCATCCCGTTTTCCGGGTAGCAGAACCAGGCCTCATCTTGCGCCGGATTATCCACAACGAATGAGCGGGTATAGGAGTTAGGATCGATGGAGGAAAGAAGGGCTTTCCGCGTTTTCTTATCCACGACGGATTCGAAATCCTGACCCGTGAAGATACCCACATCCTGGCCCGTATGGACGAAATGAACCTGGGCCTTTCGGAGAGGGAGACTAAGCGGGGTAGCGCAACGTTTTGCGAGGACACCGGCAGTTTGAAGAATAGGGTCGAAGGACATAATGAGCTGTCCTCCGATATGCCTCATAATCCAGGTACTCTCCGCCTTGTAGATTGCGAAGACGTCACGAAGCTGCGAGCCCCAGAGAATATCGCCAGAGTTCACGTCGGAGAGATCGAAGTCAAGCGCATCGACAGCTGGGTCGGTGATGTCCCAGGAGGTTGGCAGAGTCCCCGGCTCAGCACTATCGGATACGACAACCCGGTGAGGGCGGACATCACCGGGCTCCGTAGTGTTTAAAGCAACGAGGTAGTTTTTATAGTGGGAGATAACCTCGGCCGTCATATCCGTTGGCCAGCCAGGGAGGTCAGCGAAGTCCGTAGCAGGGTTGATTGAGGCCCAGTACTGCGGATCTCCGTTGGAGTTGTTGAGGATAGGCACGCCCTGGAAGATGGTGCCGTTCCAGTCCTCCGGGGCATCAGCCGTATAGTCCCCGGCCTGGCTCACATCTGTATGAGCCCCCGAATTATACACATAAATCTTACTCCCCGCTCCAATCGCGGAGGTGTATAGCCAGTATGATCCTCCACCCGCCTGGATATTCATGACGTGGGCCGGGGCGACAGTCGGCGGCTCCATAACCTGCTGATCGCCGAGGAACCGTACCGCCTTAGCATCGATAAAACGGACGTTAAGGGCGTCAGTCCAGGCGCCGGGGGGTTGTTTGGCGGATGGCTCATCCGAAACAACGCCATATTGAGCGATGTCTGCAACGGGGATTTTAACCATCAGTGTGCCTTGATGATCCACTTAACGTTGACGTTGCGCGGCCGGGTCTCCGTGCTGACAGAGCCGGTAGGCCCTCCGGTGGCGGTGCCAGCGCTGATAGCCTCGATACGCGTAGCACCAGAGCCGGTTGGACTGTTGGCGTTGATAGGCTGGTCGTAGGTGTGTGTGTGCGACTGCAATGCGTGACCCTGCTTAGTGCCTACGTTAGCGCCTGTCGTCCCATCCCCTCTATCAGTACGAGAGGCGCTGTCCGGGTCACGAGACGAGCCTGGGTCCATGCCGCGTAGGAATTCGCCTCGATAATCCGGGAGGTTGAAAGTCGTGGTCCCGTTCCCCGGTCCATAGTCGTCGGCGATGAGGGCGAACAGCGCGGCATAAGTAGTCCGGGAGACAGCTGTGCCATCACACTCAAGCCAGCCGGTAGGGGGGGTAAGATGAGGCCAAGCAACAATTGCCCCGGCAGGAACGACATGAGACCAAGCATATGCTCCAGCACCTGACGCCACAAGAGCCTTCGTCGCATCAGCGGCAAGGGGTTGAGGGACTGGAAACACATCCGCGATGGGTTTTCCGTTGAGGCGGAAATATCCGATGACCTTATTCGACGTTCCTCCTCCACAGAGAATAAGCGCGTGGTCACCGATGTCGGTGACGATATTCGCCCCGCCCGGAAGTTCGAGGGTTGTAGCATTATGAGTTAAAGTGCGAGAGGCGGCGAAGCGTACGATTTTAAACTGCCCAGCCGTACCTGAGGCAAACCCCGTGATAGTCGTAGCGCCAAGAAGGTTTAGATTGTTCGACGTCGCTGCCCAGACGGCGGGTGTGGCGGAGTCGGCTACATCCTCACGCGCCTGCTCAAGATATCGAGGTGCGGTAACGCCGGGGAACGAGGCCTTTAACACCGCCTTTATCAGGCGCATGTGATCGTCGGCCTGCTTAAGTTGATCCGAAGAAGGAGGATTAGCCTCAACCAGATCATTAAGATACGTCGCGACTTCGACCGGCATTAGTGTGTTTCTCCCATGGCTGAGCGGCGGTTAGCCAATTGACGAGCAATGGTGAAATTCGTGATGGACTCAAGAGCGCCAGCCTTCTTCTGCTGGAAGTACTGCATGGCGGTTCCATCTCGTAGCGCATGAGCATAGTTCTCCCCCGCCATGCCAATCAGCACCCACGGGGCGTATTTGAGCCATCGATTTTCATCCGCTCCCGCCGACATGAGGGCCTGTTTTTGGTAGTACATCATTTTGTAGGAGAAACTTTCCAGCGGCATTGGGAAGATGCGGAAGTAATCGCCGGTGAGGGCATAGGAGAAATTATACCTCACACGTTGATCCTCGATCTGACTATCGGTCCAGCGTGAGGTCATGACTCGGAGATCATCCGCGTCGTATTTTTTGAGAAGCTTTTCACCTCCACTCGGGAGTTGGAGCCACAAGCCATCCTCCTCCCATTCCATCATGAAATCAGAGGGGAGAAACAGACGCTCATCATTTGGAGGGGATGTTGTGTCGGAGCGTTCAGTGAGGAGAAACCATGGGAGCGGCTCAACCGGATAGGTGGTTTCAATTTGCTCCTGCGCATCCTGAATACACTCGATGATGTCCGCATCACCCTCCTGCCGGAAGCCGCACTGCCGTTTGATAACGCCGATTGCACGTGTGAGGTTCATGACTCTTCCGTCCATGTGTTGGAGAGGGGGGTTTGTTCTGTCCAGGTTCCGGAAAGGATTAAGCCCTCCACCCAATTATTCACCACGCCGGCTTCCTCCGTCCAAATCCCACGAGGAATAATCGTGAGCCCGGCATCACTTCCGGAGTAGCTGTAAAGGCCGCCATCGGCAGCCATGATGATTTGTTTGAAGAGGGTAGCGTCGCCGCCAAGAATGGAGTAGGCACCTGCGTCGGCGAAGAGGTTTTTATTAAAGAGTAGATTGGCCACTGTGCCGGTAACGGTATATGAGCCAGCGTTGGCCGCCATGATGCGTTTGTATAGGAGGTTGGCAGCGTTCCCCGTTACTGCATAACTACCGGCATCGCCAGCTAACGTGTAGCTCAGAACGTTAGCTATGTGTATTCCGCACAGACCTATACCTGCGTTAGTACTCCCACTCCCGGCGGTGTAGCCACACTGGACAAGGCTGCTAACAGCATCTCCATGCCAAGTCGTGTACACACCAAATCTTGGGTCGACAGGGTCTGAGGCATCATCAACTATAGCCTCAAATACTATTTCGTCGCCCTCTCCACCTCGTGCGCCAACAAACGATTGATCTGTTGTGCCTCCAGTATCAGAAGGCCCGCTTGCGACGACCAGGTCCGCGCCAAAGCGAGTTGCGTTCCACCCAGTAAGCTGTAACGTAGCTGAGGCATTACCTGAAGCTTGCTCAGACTCTGTCACAGCGCCGACCAGCGCAGAGAATATAGTGACGCGCATAACACCAGTATCGCCGCGCGGGCTTATAACGATGTCGGCCGTGGCTCCAGTAGGTTTCGCTATCGACCATATAGCCGCGCTTGCGCTCGTTGTTAGAGTGCCGGCTACACGAGTAGCGCTTGCACCGTCTACAGTCACAGAGTCTTGCGTCCGATCGCCGGAAGCGCTATTGAGCACCTGATTAATGGCAATGTAGAGCTTGCGGTTAACGTCCGCTGTACCGATCGACGCGCCGGTTATAGTAACATCCGTACCTAACGCGTCGATCTGGTGATTGGCCTCATATGTTTTAATGAGATCGACGCCAGGATTAGCGACTCTCGTGCCGGTTATGGAGTATGCGCCTGCTTCAGCTCTAAGAAAAGCGACCTGTTTAAACGCCGCGACGATGATAACGTGGCGCGCGGAGTCAGAATGCGTCGCGGTGAAGTTGCCGGTAGCTCCAGCTGTTGCCTTCTCGTTCGTCGCGACGGCTAAATGTGTATCCGCGCCTGTCGTTGTCGACGTATCTGCGCGTTCTGTCCACCCCGCTGTCGGATCTGTCGCAGCGGAGTAGGCCGACGCGGAGCCATCATCCGCGCCGGCAATCATCATGACGAGGAATTCATTAGCCTCAGCAGTGGTTATCCCACTTCCACTGTCGATGCTTGTACTCGCCGCCGCCATTGTAATGCCGACTTGAGCGTCGAAATCCGCTGATCCCTCGTCTGACCTAAGCGCGACGATACGTCCAAAGGCGACGTTGCCTGCTGTTCTCGTAAACGTTCTATCCGCTGGGGTTGCATCACCTCGCCTAATCCAGGCCATTAGACCTGAGGCTATGGCGTTGGATATTGTGACGCTCTCAGTATTACCCGAGTTTTGCTGGTTGATTTGCGTCCACCCAGACGGCATACTGAACGCCGGGGTGTCTCGAATAGCAATACACGCAACGAGGATATCGCCAGCCTGACAACCAGCCGGCTCCGTTAACGTGATGTTACCGGAAGCGACGGTGGTCGCGTTGGATATTCCTACGAAGGTCCACGCCATTCATCAACCTCTACGTGCCCCGAGTGCGCGAGCAAGCGAGGCGTATTCTTGTTTAAGGTCAAACAGCCCCTCTTCATGCTCACGGATGCGAGCACTATAATCATCGAGCTGAATTTTGTTCAACTGCTCGAAATTAGCGTCCCGCTCGAGACGCGGGGAGGTGCTTTCAATTTGCTCAATTTGACCGCGAAGCTCTTCAAACCTCGCTGTCATCGCTTCTTTGGTATAGGGGTTTGTCATCACGCAGCCGAGAATAAGGTGCTGAAGTCGACGGTAAAGCTCTCACCATTTGCGAGGGTGATTGAAGAACCGTAGTCCCATTCGGCGACGAGAGGGTCGCCGGTGGCAGTATCGTCGTAGAGAACAGCGTAACGGAATGGTCCGATAGAACCGCCGGAGGCTGTAATCACGACGTCTGAAGCAGTGGGCGCATAGGTTCCTCCAGACTGGGTTGTAGCTCCGATTGTGGTGGTTGGCCCGCCCGAGGAGTACCCGTTACCTGCACCAAGCTCGGTGATATCGGCACGCTCGTCGTGTGTTGTGAGGTTCGGTGCTGTGTTGGTCAGAGCCACCTTAAACGTGTGGGTCTGCCAGTCGATCACCGCCTCATGCAACTTTTCAATGTACGACTGATATTTATTATACGTCGCCATTTAGTCCCCCGGAAGTTCGTCCGCAGTCATCATCGCGGTGAGGTCGGCGATACCGGACTGCTTCGCCGGAGCGTTTGAGATGGAAGGCTTACCCTCCAGGTCAATCTCCAACCGTCCGGGATAGGTTTTCGTCGGGCGCTCTTTGCCCTTGTTCTTCTCATAATCCCACGGCTTGTCGTAATCCGTGCCGCGATAAGGAGCGCGAGCGGATTTGACCGTCCCGACCGCTACAACCTGCACCTGCTTGCCGATGCCGTAATCGGTGATGTCGTACTCCGGCTCGACCGCAAGCTCAAGACATTCCCCACCATATTCCTTTTTGGAGATGTACATGGAATTTCCTCATAAAAAAAGGGAGGGAGGACGAACCTTCCCTCCCAGTCCTCGCACATGCTGAACGGGATTACGCCTTCGTGACAGAGGAGCCGGTGACCGCCGCGTCGGAGTGGAACGCGATACCCCACCACGCACCGGCGGTGAATAGGAGGGTAATCGAGTCACCCGCATTCGCCAGGGTGATGGTGGCGGACGTTCCACCCCCAAAGTTCGCCGGGGTGATGACCGCTGTACCGCCGTCCGTCACGTGGATCAGGGTCTTGATCTGACCCTCCACGCCATCGGCGAGGGTATAGGCGGTGCCGGCGCCGGTGGACGTGAGGCGAGTGACCGGAGAGTTGAGCGGAATGACGCCGGCAACCAGGGCCTCGCTCGCTTGCAGCTTGACCGCCCCTTTGAAGAGGCAATCCTGCAGCTCGCTGTCGAAGAGATTTTGACGCATGGTAGCCTCCTAGAGCCCGATGACGGTCTTGGTGAAGTTGGCGTGGTAGGACATCGTCAGCCCACCCCGGTCCACCTGGATCGAGCATTCGGTCTGGAAGAAGCCGCGCCGGACGTCCTCATCCTTCGCCTGCACATCATCCTTCGATTTGGTATCGCGGTTCTTCATCGCGACGTAGCGCAGAGAGTCGAAGTCGATGTAGAAGGAGGAGGCGGAGAACCCCGGGTTGACGTTCATGAGGGGATGGGTGCGGAGGAACAGGCTGCCCTGAGGCAGACGGAACCGCATCATCTCGAAGCCGAACACCTTCACCGGTCCGACGTAGTTGATGTCGGAGTTGGTGTCCATGGCGATGAGCTTGTTCAGGGTATTGAGGTAATCGTTACCGCAGAACCCGACACGCTCGTCGCCGCCGCCGGTCTCGTAGTTGAACATCGGGTAGGTGGCATCGAGGAAATCGTTGACCGTATTCGTCGTGCCAGACCAGATCTTCGTGAGGGAGGCGGGGATGAAGTCACGCAGCCCGCCCATGTAGCGGAGCGGCTTGCCGTTGGTGCCCGTGGTCTCGAAGCGCTGGCCATACAGGATGGCCCACTCGATACCCCTCGCATGATCGAACGTCTTCCGCTTCTTGTCGTTCGACCAAGCGTTGCCGGTCCGGTACGTCGTCTCGTCCGCCGTGCCGGTGAGCTCGTAGGTGTCCTTGAAGATCTGAGTGTAGTTGAAGTACTTGACCGGGTTGCGAGCCACGGCCTGCGGTGCCGCTGTGCCCTCGGCGTATGCCGAGCCCATCAGCGTCATGAAAGCGTCGTTCGCGATCGTCGCGGCGGTCGAGCCGGCCACACCACGCTCAGCGATAAACTGCGTGGTGGAGAGAACCTGCTGAACGCGGATGATCTCGTTCTGATTCGAGGTCGTTTCCGTCGTCTCGATACGGAGGAGGTCGCCGGGCTTCAGGTGGGTTGCGAGGCCCCATTGAGCGGACAGGTCGGCGGCGGATGGGTCACCGGAGTCCACGTTGATTGTGGTCTCGGCGGAGGTGTGAGACGCGGAGGCCTGAAGCCGCACGTTCACATTGGGCTCGGCCCACCAGTTGAACTCCGGGTCGTCCGTGGTCCGTTTCTTCGCACGGGACGTGAGGGCATAGATCGGCGATGCCCCGTTGGGGTTCATGAACATGATCATTTCACGGAAGTTTTTCGGGCGCTCATCCGTCCCGAAATCTCCCGTTGAGCGGAGGCCAGCTACAGCAGCCATGGAAGGTACCTCATGAGGTGAAAGGATTAACCGTCAAGATCGGTGCGAATCGCGTGAGCCATGAACTCCAGGCCAGACATCTGCGGCTGTCCGTTGCCTCCCATGTTCCGCTGAGGCTGAGTAGCGCCGGCGGGCGTGAAGGGTTGAGGACGACCACGGCGGACATTCCGCCCATTCTGCTGCGTCACTTTCGGGGCTGGCGTAGGGAGGCCAAACATCGTCCGGGCGGTGTTTCCGAGGAGAGTTTGAAACTGCGCCTTATCCATCTGCGGGTTAACAGAACGGAGGGTTTTGGCGATCTGCCGGAGATGAGGAACATATTTGGGATCTGCAAGATCCTCGAACTCCTGGTAGAACCCTTCCGTCGTCTGCTTCGCGGCAGACAGCCCCTGCATGAGGCTGGCGACAACATGAGGCAGCGTCTGCTGCAACGCGTTGTTCGTCTGCACCATGGTGAGGAGATAGTTCTTCGCGTCACGCTTTTCGATCCAAGCCTTAACCTCAGGCGAGAAACCGAGTGCCGTAGCCTCTTCGTTTGGAATGGCAAAGTGCGAGCTAGCGAGGTTGCTAAGGATCGCATCGGCATTCTGCGAAACGAATTCCTCGATGCTCACAGCAGGCTGCGGCTGCTCTGTGGCACCGGGTTGCTCAGCCGTAGGAGGGGTCTGAGCGGGGGCAGGCGTTGCGGCGGCCGCTGGCGCAGGAGGAGTAGCAGGTTGCTGTCCGGGCTGCTGCGTCGCGGGCTGCTGCGAGGTAGGTGTAGGGGCAGTGACGGGAGCTTTCGCCGGCGTACCGGAGAGATCGGTTGTGACGGTGTTAGGCCCGGTCGTACCGGGGGCCATGTCTGCGAGGTTGAGATCGGCCGGGTCGGCGGGAGCGTCATCGCCGAAGGAGAGATCAAGCCCGCCCTCATCAAACCCAAAGTCGATATCGTCGCCGTCGTTATCAATCATCGTCGGAAGCCTCCAGTGCTTGGGTGAACTCTTCGATTATTTTGTCAGGTGCGGAGATACAGTATTCGTAGGTTTCTGCCTCTCGCAAATCAAGGTTCACCTTGAGGAGATCGTCCAAGCTCCCGGCAGAAAGGAGGCGGTACTTGATGTTGAGCCCCTGCTGCCGTAGTACGGTACAAAGGTATTGCCAGCCGGGTGAGTCAGCAAGCGCTCTAAGGTTTTGAACGATTTCTTTTTTACGAGAAAGGAGTTCCTCCTCAGGAGAGAGGGAAGGATCCTCAGGCGGCGAGTTGGTCACTTAGATTTCCTATCGGTAGAGGGCCCTGGCCGGGAACTTGGCGGAGGAGAGCCGGGTTGGAGGAAGGCGGTAGTTGGTTCATGGGGACGTCACCAGGACCGGGCATCTGCCCCGGCTCCATCACCTGGATCTTGAAGCGGTCGACGTTACGGATGCCCGCAAGCTGCGCGATATAGGCGAAGATGCGGCCGATATCGTACTGCATCATGATCTGGGGTGATGTCATGATGGCTTGAAGAATCTCCTTCCAGAGGTTCACCTGGGCCATCCGATCGAGAGGAAGTGCGCCGTCGATGGTCACGAAGTCGTAGTTACCGGCGATGAGGCCGGGGTTGACCTGCATGAAAGCCGGTCCGGCGTTGATGGCGAGATCCCCCACAATCCTCAACTTCATATCCGCATCGAAGTATTGCTGGGAGTTCATGAGGATTTGCTGCGAGAAGTCGTCGAAACCGAGGCAGGACATGTACTCGGTCGTGACCTTCTGCCGCCCAGCCGCAGCGGTGTTTGAGGACCGGATTTCTGTCGCGGTGCGCCGTCCAGATTTAGTCTGCGTCCCGGTCATGGCATCGGAGACACCGTGCGCCCGCTCGCCGATCCCGACCATCGTGTTCATATCGCTCACGTGCGTGCGGGTGACGTCGGCGATGTTGAGCTGCTGCACCGCCTCGCCGGGGGTAAGACGTGCGCCGGGGCGGAGGCGAATCAGGCCGCCGGGAAGAGGATCGGTGAGGTCCTTCATGTTGACCTTTGTCGGGTCGATCACGAGGAGGTTATTCAACGCGGACCGGACGTTGTACATGTGAGCGTTGAAGAGCCAGTCCATCGTATTCTGGACGCCCTTATTGATCTCCGGATAGCCCCGGTTAGATAGGGCGTAGGCGTCAGGCTCAATCTCATTCACGGAGAATGGATAGCGGCAGTGCAGCGCTCCGAAGGGCTGGGCGCCGATCACAGTCCTCCAGTCCGCCGTGATGGTGAACACCCATTTCGTCGGGTAGGTTGAACCGCCGAGGTTCCAGTCCGCCGGGACGAGCTGGACGAAGACCTCGTAGATAGGGACGAGATCGGGATGAGAGGCCTGTATCCCATCCTTCGCGAACATGATGTCGAGATCCATCGGATCATCGGTCGGCCGCTCGACGGAGGAATCCTCGCCCCGATCGTCCTGAAACCTCGGGCGGATCTTCGGGTCGATTTGATCGAGGTTCATATAGAACCCGTCCCGCTCCCGTTGCTTGACCTGGAGCCAGGAAAGCCGCTGCCTCGTCCCGCAGAACTGGCCCTTTTGGAAGTCGCGGAGGGGGATACGGGGATCGGGGAGGAAGTCGCGAGGGTGCACGTTGAAGGCCGCGTTGCCGGCGTAGCCTTGGACGGTAGACGTGACCTGCTCCTCGCCAGCTTCCTCCCCTGTCAACTCATCATAAAGCGGGACGATTTCGGTCACCTCCTGGACGTCATTCATCCAGTAATTCCCGACGATGCCGGTGCCATTCTTGGCCGTGTCGTAGAGCCAGGAATACATGTTGACACCCATCCTCGCGCCCCGGTACTGGTAGTCGATCAGGGCCTCGACGGCGGTGCACTGGGTTTGAGACTCGCCGTGTCGGCCGTCGAACTGGAAGATGGGGGTGCGAGATAGGAAAACGCTCGCCATGTAGGCGAAGGCGGACATCGTCACGCCATAGGTGTAGGGCACTTTAATGGTCGTGAAGGCGGGGCGGCCTTTATTCTCGCGGTTAGACCGGCGCTGGGCATCGGCCTCGCTCTCCGGGATGTAGGCGACCATCTCATCCTCGGCCTCCATCCACTTCTTCCGCTTATCCTGGAAGGAGCGCTCGGAGAACTTCATGAACCTCCGGCATTCGTTGAGGATTGAGTCGTGGAGATCGCTTCCCCGACGAATATCCCTGCGAGTGAAATTGGGCATTAGGGGCAACCTCCGATACGGACGAGTGGGCGATAGGACTCGTCAAGTTCGTCGTCCTGGTTTTCCACCTCAGCGTCGGCGAGCCCGTCCACAGCTGTCGCTACCATGTCGAGGACGTCGTCATGTGAGACGGCGGGGTAGTCGGTGAACTGGGAGATAAACTCGGAATGCTGGGGTAGTACGTAGAATCTGCCCTGCGACGCGATACCTGACAAGGCGTCAACGATCCGCGACCGCTTGGAGCGCCGGTCGGAAACCTCGTCGATGAGGATATAGCGCCGGGCTATAAGCATTGCTTTCTCAAGGAGCCAGGCGAGGGTGGACTGGTAGGCGATACTCTCCACGCGGATTTTCTTCGGGTTCCAGCGAGCCGCAAGTTCGAAGGTGGTTTTAATGCTCCACTCTGGATCATGTCCTTTAGACATCTTGTAGTCGAGGAGGTAGTAATTATCCTTGTAATACCCGACTACACCGATAGCCTCGAAGTCTTTGTTAACGAGGCCCTGCGCAATCTGGGCTTTCGTCGGCTTTGGCAAGGGGTCGATGGCCATGACCTTCCACATTTTATCTACGGGGAGGTCTTGCATGGAGTAGTACTTGAGCCACTCGGGTTTGAAGTCCGCTGTCTCGGCGGTGACAAGGAGGCATTCCATTTCACGCGCGAAGAGGGATTTCTTATTCCGCGCAATATGGCCGAGCTTCTTCTTCTTCAACGTCGCGGTGGGAAAGCGGAACTCCCAGGAGGATTCCTGGAATTCGAGGGGGAGTTTTTCCGTCTCAGCCGTCCAGCACCCCTGCCGGATGGAATACCATTCCGGATCTTTCAGCGCCTTCATGCTCGCGTCTTGCGGATGGAACGGGGTTTGGAGCATAAGGAGCTTCGCGAAGGGATTCTCGCTTTCCGGGGCGAGGGAATTGGCGAGGGCGCCGAGGATCTGGTCCTCAATCTTCACCCGCTGTTCATCCGTCGCGGTGGATTGAGCGTCGTAGGCGTCGTCAATGACGATGCAATCGGGGCGCCAGTCGTCGAAGTTGATGCCCCGGTGGGAACCGTCGATACCCATCCCGAGGACCCAGATGTCATGATCGAAGAGGCCGTGTTTGATTTGGAGGACACCGTCAGTCCACTTCCCACCGGGTGACAGTTGGTAGGCCTCACAGAACTGGCGGTTGTTTTCGATAACACGCTTCACCCATCCCACAGACTGGAGCGCTTTCGTCTCGCTCGCTCCAATGTAGAGGATGACACGGGAGATGCCGTAGGCGATCCGGCGAGCAATGAAAGCCCGGAGACGGGTAGTCTTCCCGCTGCCCCGGAACATCTGGATGTTTCCCATCCTCACCTGATCGCTTTCCAGCGCGGTCCACACGCGGTCTTCGAAAGGAGGGACGGGATCTCTGAAGGTCCGGGGGAACCACGAGAGACAAAAAAACCGGGGGTCGGTGGCCCCCAGATCGATGATTTCTTTGAGGTTTGGGAGGGGTTTGTTCATGAAGCCTCCGAACCGTACAGCATGTGACTACCCCGTCCCAGCACCGCGTTTATTCCTCATCCTCATCCACGACCGGTTTGCCGGTGCGACGGGCGATGGCCTCGTTAGCTTCACGCGCGAGCATTTTGGAGATGCCCTCCACCTTATGCCCGCCGCCGTCAATGGGATCGCCGGAGGAATTTAGAAGCGGGGCCTTTTCCTCAGTGTCGAGATCAACGACGCGGTAACGAGTTTGACCTTTTCTCACCACGGGGTCGGGACGGACGCCGGCTCTCATTTCGATTCTCCATGGTGAAGGATATCGCGCGCGTCTTCAAGATCCTGGACGGCGACGTTTTCGTTATGCTTCGCGGCGTCGGGTTTATTCTCAACCGTGGCCCGGAGCGCTTCGGCTTGATGGTGGAGGGAGGAGTCGATAGCCTCCCGAGCCTCAGCTTCTTTCTTATCGTCCATCATTTCATTTCCTTCACGTTGCAGAGCTTTTCATATACAGCGTTTGCACTGGCAACGCGGCGCTTGGTCTCCGGGGTATCCTGCCGGGAAAGGAGAAGAGGGTAATGCGTACCCGCCACTTGGCAGTACTCGGATATGGCCGGCGGGATGGCAAGGCTCGTGGAGCAGCCCGATAATAGTGTAACCGCGATAATGACCTTCAATCTCTGTACCATCCTTTTTTCTGGACATATTCATCCAGCTCCTTATCGGTGAGGGAAGCCAGGGAGGCAGGGACTTTAGCCGCCTCCGCAAGGGATTTGTTTATCGCGTGGAGGATTTTGGCCCGCTCCACAGCCTCAGTGTCGGCGACGATTTTCCCCCGGTCCGCATGTTGGAGGATGAGGACGAGGATCTGAACGAGGCCGGTGACGAGGCTGAACCAGGTCATGCGTCCGCGTCCTCTTGAGCCCAGGAGGAAAGGGACTGTTGGCGGAATACTTCGAGGATTGCGGTCTCCTCCTGATATGTGAGGTTGGAGCGGTAGGTCGCAATCATCGGGTAGCCGGTGGGGCCGGGCTCGATGAGGAGCACCAGCGCCTTCGTCGGGTTGAGGCTAGCCTTACCGGCGATGACGTCGGCGGCGGCGTAGCGGAGGACCTCCTCCGGGGAGAGGGACGTACTGCGCCCCTCTTTAATCCGGCGGGCAAGGTCCAGATCTTTGACCTCACCCATCTTCGCCGACTTCCTCGATGGAGGAGATCTTCAGGTCAGAATGGATGTACAGCATCTGGGTGCCGAAGGGGAGGACAGTGAACTCCTGCACATCGCCGTCGGACGGGCGGACGGTTTTAACTTTGACCCCGTGCTTTGCAGCCGTGATTTGGATAGTGGTCGTCATGCCTTCTTCTCCTCAACTGCGGTGGTCTGCGCAGCTTGAACTTGGTTGGTGGTCTGCTCGATCCGGGACGTCCGACTCCCCAACGTGATGCCCAGAATACTCAGCACGATGGTATTCAGGATGGTGAGGGTTTCACCGGAAAGGTCAATCCCCCAAAGCATGTGGACGACACCGGCGATCAGGCTGACAAGGAGGGTGAGAATTGAAACCCCCTCCGTCTTGCCGGGGATCTGGCCGGTGAGCTTGTCGACCCAGGTAGCATTATTCATTGTAAGTCCTCACGTGGCGCTGGCAAGCCATCCAGACGTGGCCGACAGCCCGGAGATACGCGCCCTTCATATTCTCCGTCATGTTGTTGAAGTCGGGGAGGTGGCCGGCGGCCTTGCCCAGGATCTCGTTGATCTCGACGGCAAGAGAGATGTGGAGTTCCGGGGGGATGTTTTTGAGGTCGGCCCGGATCTTCTCCACAAGGGATTCGGAGGTACGGAACTCCGTGGCGCCGAGAACCGCGTCCATCCGCTCCGCATCGGAAACAGAGGTAAGCGGGGGGATGCTATCCGGGTCGACGTGGGTCTCGCCGGCGGGGAGTTCTGCGGGGGGAAGGATTGGGAGGGTTCCATCCGGAGTGGGCATTTCCGTCACGAGGACTGGTTTCTCCGCCGGTTTCGCCGGCTCCATGTTGAACATCTCCTCGATCGTCGGATCGGGAGCGGAGGGAGGTGTGGTTTTCTTGGCCATGCGGGGCTCCTTTCTAGAGCAGTTTCACATTCGCGGCGAGGACCCATCCGGAGACCTCACCAGTGTTTACCTTATACCAGAGGATCTTTTTCTCCGCGTTACTCACCCAGTCCGGAGGGAGATCCTGACCCGCCGGAAAGAACTCGCCGGAGGTGACGATGTCGACGATCATACCATCTCCCTCGACATCTTTAATGACGTTCGTGGGGAAGAGGCTGGGCCACTGGCGGATGGGCGTGCCTTTCTCCAGCATTGCGATGTTGTCTGCATCCTCCCTCCCTTCCATCTTCTGCTTCAACCAGGCGAGGGGGAACTGCGGCCCGACATCGATCTTTCTCCCAGGCGAGATTTCGAAGTGAGCCGCGCAGCGTGTAATCTCATACTTATCGCGTATCGCCATCGCGAGCGCAAGGACGGCGTCCAGTTGAGGCTTGGTGTACGGCATCCACCATCCCGGACCGTGGGCGGCAGACTCTCTAAACTCGATGCGATAGTCCGCGATAGAATACTCCGCACCAAATGAAGCCCTCGCGACTTTCGCGCCCGAGGCAACCGTGAGCTTGCCAGGATTTGCGATCTCAATGCCGATGGAGAAATCGTTGACATTCTGCCGTCCGAGGTAGGATGACTTGCCCGCGTGCCAGGTTTTCACGCGACAGGAGGCGAGCTGCACAACCTCACCCTTCCGGCCGATCACGAAATGGGCTGAGGCTTTCGCCTGCGGGTTGCATAGCCAGGAAACGGAGCCCCGATAGTCCAGCGCCCCGGCGGTGTCGTGGACGATTAGGAGAGTTGGGTCGAGACTGCCGCCTTTGTTTGGAGTGGGGACGACGGGTATACCCTCGACGAAATGATTTGGCGTAATCCTTAACATCTGGGAAGCCTTCTAAAACGGGGGGCATATAAGGTTCTTGTTCGCGAGGCAGAACCGGAGAAGGTCGGCTTTGTATGCCACGTTCTCCGGCAGGGTAGGGCCCTTGGCCACCGCTACGGATATTTGAGACACCTGCGTTGATAGAGATGACACCTGAGTTTGGAGCGCGGCAAGCTGCGCAAGCATGTTATCCGCTGCGGTGTCACGCTTGCCGAGGTATAGACCAACATAGATCGCGGTTGGGATTACGAAGGTGGCGATGAGGACAAGAGGGACGTAACCCTTGGTGAGATCCTGTGCAGCGGTGGTCATGAGTTCCTCGGACTCCACGGGATTATCGTCAGCTTTCCGGGGGGTGCCTCGAGGAGATTGGCCAAGGGTAAGCATTGGGGAGCCTCCGGGACCGGGATGTGAGGGTGGTAGGTCCTACAGATACAAACACGGGAAACGGTGGAAAGTTCCGAGCCTGCATATCGGAGAAGTTGATGATAGGCGTCGAGGGACCATTGGGATTTGACCTCGATGAGGAAGAGGCGGCGGTCGTCTGCAGGGAGAAGCCGGCGCAGGGAGAAGTCTACATAACCTCCATTACGAGGGAACTGAGGGAGGAGACGAAATTGAGGCCGGTCGAACTTGTCGGGGTTGGCCTCAACTTGTTTGTTGAGCAGAGAGCATAAAGCGGAATAAACCTTGGTCTCGTACTTGACCCCCGCTTTAATCGATGCCCTCGTTGCTCCGAATTCTGCGGGGCGTTGGTAGTCCGTCCTCATCGACATCGGGGATAATCTCCATGGAGGATTGGGGTTCGAGCTCGAGCGTCCGGCCGCGATGCAGGGCGGCGTCCCTCGCCCGGGCTATGTCTGCCGCCGTGACGGAGTTGAAGACCATCGTCACGGAAGGTTGAGCGGGGGCGAGAGGACTTGCTGCAGATGCCTCCGTCTTCTTCGGGATGATCCGGTCGAGAAGCAGTGCAGCGGCTTTGAGAAGGGTGTCCTCGGAGACAGCCGCCTCCGGGTTAGCGATCCGCTTCGCGATGGCGTCGAGGAGAAGATCCGTCGTGGTCTCAAGCTTCGCCTGGAGCTGTTGAAGGCGCGGGCCATGTAGCTCCTGCACCCTATTCGCCCGCTGCGCTATGAATGCGTCGGACCGCATGATCTTCTTCACCCACGGCTCGCTGGTCCCGAGCATCATGGCGATGTCCGTGGCGTTGAGGAGCGGATGCTTCGCCGACATTTCGAGGATAGCCGCGTAGGTCCGGCGCTTTATCTGCTGCGCGTGCTCCTGCGGCTGCATGAGCGGGGCGTGGGTGGTGGTCTGCTCTTCCATGGGGTGGAGGTCCCTTGATGTTATAAGCGGGAGGGGATCACATTCCGGGGCTTCCCGCAGCCGGCAGACCGCGCCCTCCCGTGCCGCGAGAGCGACCCCTCCACAGGCCATGTGCTTCGCGGCGGGTAAAGAGTACGTGCGCGCGCGTGAGGCGGTCAAGGGCTCCGGAAGATTACGCGCGGGAAATGGTCGTGGGGGTCGGAGGATAGGATTTTCGGCGGTGGCGTTGTGGGTGGTGGTAATGCTGTACGGTTCTATGCTCGTAACTGTCATACAGTTTGTTCCTCGGTGCCGCGCTTGGGGAAGGGCACTTAAGACAGGGGAGGGGCGGGGCAGCCTGGGGGGCAGGCCGGGAGGGTACCATAGCGCGAGGCAGTACACTGCCACAGCTCAACGGGGAAACAGCTCAAGGTTGTGGACGAGGCATGCATGCACGTGAGGCACGGGGCGCATGGGCAAGGGGCGGAGGGTGAATCGATCACGAACTCGTGATAATATAAGAGAGGACAGGGGTAAGGGAGTCGTGCTTGATGGTGGTCAGACGAGGCAGACAAGACAGGAGGCGCAGATGTTCACAAAGCAGGACAAGCTCAGTAGGGCCACGGCGGCGCAGTATACGCGGGAGTTGCTGGCGCGGAATGGTTATGAAGAGATTGAGATCACGCAGGTTGTAGCGTTTAAGGAAAAGTGGGCGGAGCCTTCCTTTAACGTGCTGTTTACGCTGAAGGGCTGGGAACATCGGCAGATGGTAACGGTATGGCTGCAAGACGGCCAGCTTTACGGGGAGTGGTAGAACATGGCGAGCGCAATCAACGCGATCATAGGTGGTAGGGTTCAGGTGCGGAAGGTCGGGGGCATGTGGTTTGTGAAGCTCAGGTACTTCGGCCCGCATAAGGTGTGTGTTAGCTTCTGCCTTACAACCAAGTAGGGCAACGGCACAGAACGGTTCCGGTTAGCCGCGCGAAGAAAAGTGAAGACTCCACCTTCATATGAGTTGCACGGCCTTCCAGACTCGTTTATAAAATGAGTCACAGGGCAGGAAGGGCGAAGGGCTCTTCCCCCTGCTAGCCTAGAAAGGGCTTCCCACATGGCACCCAAAGAAACCGCAAAGACCGCCAAAGTTCTCCCGGACCTGACCGCAAATGCCCCGGCGGCTCCCGCAAAAACCCCTGCCCCGGCAACCGGCAAGGCGAAGAAGAACCAGGAGATCGTGGTCGAATATCAGGATAAGGAGGGTAAGGCCATTCCGCTCGGCGATGGCGTGGCGCAACTGAAGATTTTGACGAAGAAGGGCGAAAAGCTCGTCGAGTTGAGCAAGTTGCCCCGCCATATCCTCGTGATCGCCGCTGCATCGGGCCTGAATACCACAATCCGCAACGCGCACAACTCCACGCACAACGCGGGAGGCGATGGCCCCGCCGCCGCCCTTGCCCGTGCAAGCGCAATCATGGCTGGAGACTGGCGCACCACGGGTGAAGCCGGTGAAGACGGCGTCCCGCTGGTCATCGAGGCCATGATCAAGGCGAAAAAGGACGCGGGCGCGTATGAAGAGGCCATGGAAGAGAAATGGCTCACAGCCTATCGCGGCCTGGATAAGGACGGGAAGGCCGAGTGGACGAAAACCATGAGCGCTAAAAAGCCAATTGCCGTAGCGCTGTTGCAGATCCGGGCCGAACGCGCCGCTCTCAAGGCGCAGGAGGCTGTAAAATCGGCTGCAACAGGCGGCGAAGGGGACGATTTTTAATCGTTTCTCGCAACTGTCTTACAGGCGTGGAAGGGGGATTTTCGAGTCCCCCTTTTTTTTGTGCCCTACGGCTTGCGACGTTGCCCCGTAGCGGCCGTTTCAAAACAGGCCCCGCCGCAGGTAGCCTTCACACTTCCCCGCCCCCTACGCCGATCCTGGCGCGCCTAATCCGTGGCATACCATCCCGCGTTCCTCGCGGTCCCGCATTCCCGCTTTCCCACAGGGGGTAAACTACATACATTTTTGCATAGCTGGCATCCGAGCTATGCACTCGCGTAAAAGTTGTATCGAAAATCGATCGATCGAGAAAAACGTGTCAAGCAACCTGTGGTTGTAATTTTTTTTTTTTAAATAGAAACCTGAACAATGTATACCACCGAAGTAACCACTCGGATACCATTTTTTGGCGATGGGAATGCGGGAGTTTGGGAGCGCGTGGAACGCCTTAGTTCTGCCACATTTCCAGGCCATAATAGGCCCGATCGAGGCCCAAAACCCCGATTCTCAACCCTCCACGAGGCTAAAAGGCTAAAACATGAAGGTTTCTCCCTACCGCTGGCCACGCGACCAAAAAGCGCACAAAGGTCACTCCCGTCCGGAAGTCAAAAAATACGCAAAGTGCTGGGCGATTGAGCATAACGGGAAATTTTTCTCCTACGCCTATCTCGAGGAAAGCTATGCGCAGGTCGTATGCGAGCGGCTCAATCCGGAAGACAAGAAATCGATTGCCGCGAATTTTAAGGAGGAACCAATCTTCGTAACCTCACGCGTGCAAGATTAAGCTCACGATCAAGCGAGGGGCAAGTAGCGAAGCCCCTCGCATTAGCCACTCTCCACGAGGCTTCCATGAACAAGCGCAAAGATCCGCCTCCTCCGCAGAAGAAGGACTTGCCCCTTCCTCCACTTGACGATAAGTGGAAGAAGGATATCAAGCGGGACGATTTCCTCAAGCCGAAACCAGGCGAGAACATCGACCCGAAAAAGCGGGACAATTAGTAAGCTCAACACACAACAAGGGTAAGCGCACATGACGAAAGACGAAATAACGGGAAGAGAGAACCATGTAGCGGGCTCCATCCCCGCGAACATCGGGCACAACACCTTACAGCGGAAGACTGTCCCTCACCACGGAAGTCCGGGGAACGAGATCACGGTCATCTACCCTGCAACCCACCGGCTCATGTCCATTCCAGAGCTTAAAGCGATTGAGGACGGGCTGAATGCCACACTCACAAGAACAGAACATCAGCTGGGCCTCGCGAACACCGCACTGCAGCAGAACGCGGTCAAGTTCCAGGACCTCGCCCACATCCTAGCCACACAGGAACGGGCGCTCGATCGCATGCGTGAGGAAAAACGTGCACTAGCGATGCAGAACGCCCAGCTCCGCCAGTGTATTAAGTACCCGCTCAGGTGGTTCATGGACGTACTCCTCCGCCGCGCGCTAAGGACCGAAGTCCAAATCATCAAGCGCGAAACAACCGCGAAAGTCCAGCGGCCCAATCCCTCCACACCAGTCACCCCTGCAGGATCGGTGAAGTGAGCACAAGAACACGGAAGGTCGTCGAGGCGATACGGCCGAAGGTCCATCCCCTCAACAAACCTATCATCATCCTTCAAGCCCGTGAGCACGACGAAAGCTCCATGCGGGTCTGGCGGACCGACTGGGCAAGCGACCAATTCGAAATCATGGAGCTACAAGACTTCAACAACTTTAATTACTACCTCTCCACCTTCAACCTTCCTCAAATCGAAATCCTTTCACCCGACGAGAACTAGCATGAAGAAGCGCAATTCATCGTATAAGCTCAAGGGCGGCCCGCACAAGTACTCGAAGGAGTATCAAGCCTGGGCAAGCGCAACAAGAGGGGGCAACCCGAAAGAGATCGCGGCTGCAGCCCGTGACCATTCCTTCCGCTTCCCGCCCCTCGCCTGCACATTCGATGCAGCAAGCAAGATTCATCAAACTAACATGAGGTATTGGCAAAACAGAGACTAACGTAAAGACAATACATAAGTGTACAGCATTTGCACCAACTAACCCGCTGTACACTTTCCACCTCCACACACAAAGGACCACATCACATGAACAAGCGTGCGCCCAATCTCAGCATCGCCCAACTTCCTCCCATGTACGCGAAGGTCAAGAACTATTCCGACCTCGGCACCGGAAGGATCATGCAGGTCTACGTCGACGACGAAACCGGCTATGTAACCGCTCTCCTCTTCATGCAAAACTTCGCCGGCGAGCGTTCATACGTAACCGCCGAAGCCCGGCACCTCATCCCACTCAAGACCCTTTCCCATTGTTCCCTCGTCGCCCACAACACCCATGACCTGATCGACCTCCTGGCCCAGGTCCTCAACGTTTTAAAACTTTCCTCCGCGATAGGGATTGTCGACCCTACCCTCATCGACACAAGGTCACGTGAAATGCTCGATGAGATGTACGGCGTCGACATCATCGACATGGTCAAGGGGACCATGGAGATCGTGAAGAATAAGGAAACCGAGCATCTCTCCGGCCCCGGCAAACTCATCGCCGTCGAGACCCGCGAAGAATGCATGTACCGCCTTTCAAAGATCGTCGCAAACGAAACCGGCCGTACACCCGAAGAGGAGAATGCTCGCGCGGAACAATACGCCCGCGAGCAGGCCGAGAAGCGGCGCGCAGCTGAGAAGACCACCGCCGCAGATTCCCCCTCCGGCTTCGCGGCCTACATGGTTGACGAGCGCGGCATCCACCCCGTCGGAGTTATCGACCCCGGCAAGGATCTGCACGACTTCCTCAACAAGTTGATGGGCAGCTAAGCGCACCTCTTACCCCTGGTAGAGGTTGAAGGTCAAGGACCATCCCTCCCCTACGACCTTCCCTCTGCCCAACTAAAGAGGGAGGAAAAAGGACTGCACGGCGTACCCCGCACGTTGCCCTCCCTTTTTCTTCTGAGGAAGCCAATCGCGGAAGCTTCCCCTCTCCTTTTTAACAAGTGAAGGACAGCCCTTCATTTCTTCCAAAGGAGAGCATTCATGTTCATGAAAGTTTTCATCCTCACCATCTACCTCCACTACCCGCCGGACCCCGACCTCGTATTGGATTACCGTTTTCTCACACAAGAAGCCTGTGCGCAGAAAGGTCGAGAGGTCGAGTCCTCCTGGCACCACCTCACAATCCGCGAGACTCCCGGCTTCATCGACTGGGATTGCTCCAACACCGAATGGATCATCGTCCAATGAAATATCCCCCGCATACACTCTCCATCGATTACGACGTACAACTGCGTCAAGCCTACATGACCGCGCATGATTACCTCCTCCACGCACTAACCGACATCGAGGAGCTTACCGGCATAGAGCTACGCCGCAACCCTGAAAAGCTCATAGCTCTTCAACCGCTCATATGCGCATACATGAATACCGCAGCATCAGATTACCTCGCGGGTAACATCCTCCGTGCCAGCGAAAACATTGCGGCCGCACTCCCGGAGGCTGAAGAAAATGTCTGAAAGAATTGAGGAAGGCTGCACCTGCAGGATGTACACCTCCCACGGCACAGTACCCTGCCGCTGGTGTGAGTCCCTCACCGAAACCGAGGCAACACTCGTCGACGTATACGGCTACGACATCCTCCGCTGGCTCCAAACCCACTACCTCCTATACAACGGAGAATGGGACTACGCTCCTGGCCCCGAAGCCACATCCCTCGACGAGTTCATAAACTCCTCCATCATCCTCGCGCAGGACGACCTTAACCTCCGGCGCGGCAACTTCACCCGCGCATATATGGAGGCCACGGCCACAGTCGCCTCCACATCCGCAGACCTATGCAAGGCGGCGCTAGAAGGGGTTATCGACACGATGAAACAAATTCCTCTGCCCAGGGTAACAATCTACCGCGACGGGATGATCCTGCCCACGGACGCCTTACCCTCCGCCGAGGTCATCCCCGTCGACTTCAAAGCCAAGAGGAGACTTTTCTAAAATGGCCCGCCCAGCTCACCCGGACAACCACGACGAGCGTTTAAGAAACGTACTCGCCGAAGCCCGCGAGAAGGAAATGCTTCTCCCCTGCCCCGACCTAGCATCCGCTCGCCTCATCAAATCCCGCTGCCGCGAAATAGTCCGCGCTCACAACGTCTGGCAAACCGGCGAAGCGGAGAGCTACCGTGGCATGCGGTTTAAGATCCACAACACTCATCTCATCCTCCCCATCCGCCCTCACTACGCCGTCGACAGCACCAAGTTCCCCTACACCCTAGCCCTCGACAACAAGGACGTGATGGATGAGATCCTCCCTCACGCCACGGCCACATCCAACGTAACACCTCTCACCCGCGATCCAACCCGCGCCTCATCCGACGTCGAGTTTCCTGAAATGGCCTCCGACGAGGCGGAGGACGACTACTCTCGCATCTTCTCCGGCTACAAGCAAAGGACGTAGGCTCCCATGCCCCGAGGCAATCCCCGTACACCCATAACCGTCCGCATCGACACGGACACGAAGAGGAAGGTCGACGCCCTCCTCCGCGACCCTATCCGGGGCCGGACGAGATATTCCTCCCTCTCCAACCTTATCGACCGCCTGCTCCTCGATTTCGTTCTGCAAGAGACCATCGCACGAAAGGCCAACTCATGACCAAGGAACTCGCTGACGCATTTAACGACATCTTCGCCGAGGCACCTCCCGTAGCAACTCCCGTCCCCGTAGCCCGCCCGGTGCAAGTGGAGGAGAAACAAATCGACCTCGAAGACGCGATCCAAGCTGCCGCCGAAAATTTCGACTACAACGCCGTCGAGGCGATCGTGGAGAGCGCGGAAGAAGAAGAGGAGGAGGCTGCCCCCTCCGAACCCACTCCTCCCTCCGTCCCCGAAGTCCCTCTCCACACCCGCTTCACCGCCGTCCGCAATCGCCTGCTCGAGCTTGAAAAGATGAAGCTCCGCAACGAGCACGTGGACCTGAAGGAAGTCCAGGATCTCGTGAAACAGTGCGCCGACCTCATGGCCCAGATCCAGACCGCGACCACCGGGCCGAAGAAGAAACCAGTGACGATTGACGGGGCAACCAAGGGAAAAACGTCAAGGGTTAAAAAGGCCTCCACCATCGCCCACCTCAACATCCCAGAAGGAGACGATTTCTAATGATCGAGGGCAAGCTTCTCCTCCAACGTGATGACGTCATCCGTACCATCGACGTCCATAGCGTTTTCCACGCCAAGCTCCGTACCGGAATAACCGCTGAGGGTATTGCTCTCCGGATCGGCAAAGCCAATTCCACTCAAACCACAATCCTCACCGAACGTGAAGCCCTGTGGCTTGCACACGCCCTTCTTCAATCCGTTCGCGAGCGCGACGGGGACACACTCTGATGAAAGAAACCGCAACATTCGGCCTCGAAAACGCCGATATAGAATTCGACATCGAGTTCGACATGATGGAAGACCTCATATCCTCCGACATCATAATCCGTCGCACAAGCGAAACCACCGGCATCACCATGAAGGTCGCCGACCTCCTCGAAATCTCCTCCTCCGTCTGCGGACACCTACAACATTTAATCCTCTTAAAGGCCCGGACATGAGACTCCGCCACATCAAACTATTCCTCCGCTTCCTCCGCCTCACCCTCATCCACTACATCCGAGGCGAAAGACACCCCTCATGATGGACAAGGAACTCCAGCTCGGCCTCGCCATCTTCGCCTTCAAAATCATCTGCGGAGTTATCGGCTTCACCATCCTCACCATCCTCCAAAACAACTAAGGACATCCCTTCCCATGTACATCTACGGACTCCCCGGCAACCCCTCCACCTACGGCTGCTGCCCGGACAACCCAAAAATCTTCGGTAAGAAGATGGTGGAGAAAGCCTCCAAATGGCTTCAGCGCCCCATCTTCGCCGTCTACATCCCAGATGTGAAGAGGGTTTGGGTTGTCGGCGTAAAGTCCAAGCACGACACCTTCACCGCCTGGACCACAGAAAAGGAGGCCCGCGCCCAACACAACCGCTACCTGAAATATTTCTCCCCCGCTGAAACCTACCTCATATCCTTTGGAGACGAAGAAAATGATCGCTAGAGCCCAATCTATCGTCCGCCATGAGATGCGCGGCAACTCCACTCGCATTAGCCTCCCCGATAACTGGATCTTCCTCGCCGCCGTGGACAAGGATGAGCGCACCACCCACATTCACATCGCCTATGACACCGAGGACACCGATCTCCATCCCGTCGAATTCCATATCCGTACCTGGGCCTCAGAGCAGCCCTGCATCAACCCCAAGTGGAACTGCCTTGATGTCATCCATCCCGTTCGCCCTCACACCGACCCCTGCTTCCTCTTCTACCTCACTCCGGAGAAAGAACCATCCATGGAGGCAGAAACCCTAGCCAACGCCGACTGTAACTTCATGCACTGCCTCCACCTCTCCGGCACCTACATGTTCACGGAGCAATTCCTCCCTTCTGCCAAGCTCTGGGTTGTCGGCAACGTAATCACCCACGACTACACCAACTACCGCATCGTCGACACGAGCACCCCATTCTTTCCCAACATCCATATAGCTCTCCTCGCCAATGCCGAAACGCCGCCACGTTGATGACCTTCCAACCCTCCGCCCGATAGGACGGGGAAGGCGTACAGTATCTACATTCTACCTAATAACATACAGTTTCATCCTCATTCTCACAGGACTTCACTCATGGCAATCGTCAAAACCTTCCTCCCCTACACCTGGTACAACCTCGAACTCTTCCCGACCTACGGCGGCCACCCGCTGACCTCCCGCAAGGTCAACCTCCTCTGCAAGCGCTACAACCCGCAGGAGGATCAAATCGAATATTTCATCCGCGAGAACTGCTTCCGCGAAGAAAGCGGCTACCTCTCCCGTCAACGCGGGCAAAAACCCGTCGAGGGCTGGATCGGCTTCGACCCTCACGAACGTCCCCTCGCCTTCATGATCATCATCGAGGAAGATTTCACCCTCATCCTCCCCCACATCGAGCACATCACGAATGAGCAGAAGCTCCGCCTCGAGCAAAAAGAGCGCATCAAAGCCGAAGAAGTGGAGAACGCCGTCAAGCTCCTAACCCCAAAGGAGGGGGAGGAACCCGAGCATGTTCATGACTTCACCTCCGATCCGGTCTGCTCTTGCGGCATGACCTATAAAGAATGCTTCGGCCTCGACGACCCTCGAGATGCATAATACCCCATCCCATCCTCACACCTGCGAATGCATCGATTGCTGGAACAACAACGAGCGGGCCATGTGCGCCCTCGACCAACTGAAAGACCTATCGTGGAAAACCTCACCCGCCCCATTACCATCCGCGTCCTCGACTTCGAAACCACCGACTTCCCCGAGCGAGGCGGTCTCATCATCGAGGCCGGCTGGACAGACCTAACCCTTTCCCCCGGCGACAATTTCCTCAATTGGGAGATGAACACCCACTCCTCCCAGCGCTTCGGCATGACCCCCGAAACCCGGATGTCCTCCGCCGCCCGAGCCGAGCACCACATCTCTCCTGCCGAAATCGCCGGGCTGCCTCTCTTCGATACCCTCGACGCCGTTTCCCTCCTTCAATGCGAGCCATCCACCACGCGCCAATTCGACTACCTCGTCGCCCACAACCACATCTTTGAGAAGAAGCTCCTCACCCGCCACCTTTCCCCCTCCGGCACTCCCATGGACGGCAAGTGGATTTGCACGATGAAGGTGGCCCGGCGGGTTTACCCCTCCGCGTCCAAATACTCCCTTCAATACCTCCGCTATCACGCCAACCTCGAGCGCGGCCTGCCCGACGCCCGCTGCATGCCCCCTCACGCATCCGGGCCGGACACCTGGCTCACGGCCATGCTCCTTGCCGAGATGTTCTCCAACTACCACATCTCCCTTTCCGAGATGGAGGAATACACATCTGGCCTCACCTACTTCCACACCTGTCCCATGGGGAAGTACAAGGGCAAGCCCTGGAAGGACGTTGACAACGGCTACCTCAACTGGATGCTGACCTCCGCGAAGGATCTCGACCCGGACCTCCGCGCCTTTGTCGATAACGAACTGAAGTTGAGGAGAGTGGGAAGATGACCGCCAAAGATCAGGCCAAAGAACTCTTCACGACCTCCCTGGATTTGTACAACGGACTCGTTGGAAAAGGTTTCACCCCAGAAACTGCCGCTCAACTAATGATCAACTACAGCATACTTGTCCTTGCTCATGACACCCAACAGCGGCACAACGAGGTCATGAACAAACTCTCCGACATCGCCGACGCCATCCGAGAAGGAAACCCAGTATGAGCACCGGCGATCTCCTCCGCCTTCTCTTTATCCTCGGCTTCATCATCATCGTTATCTGGGGCTTTGCCATCCTCATCGCTGACCGCAAGGCATGCAAAGAGCAGGGTAAACAGCCCCTCACCACCAACTGGGGGACCGTATGCATAGCCCCATGAACCGCGTCAAGTTCGCCTTCATCCTCCTGTCCATCATCTTCATCATTCTCCTCATCAAACTAAACCATTCAATGAGCTGCATGTAATGGACCACACCCTAATCAAAATCGGGCCGGCTTACAACCCGCCCTCACTCATCGAGGAGGGGGTTCGCCCCCCTCTTCCCTCCATCATCGACAGCACCATGCTCGTATCCTACCGAGCCTGCCCCGCCCAGTTCCACCGCGCCCATGTCCTCAAACGTTCCACCTCCACCACATCAGCCCCACTCCTCGCCGGAGGAGCATTCGCATCCGGCATCGAAGCCTATCGGAGGGCCTACTATGCCGACCATTTTCCGCCATCCATCTGCCTCGAGATCGCCTTCCTGGCAGCAAACGTCGCATGGGGGGAGACCGATCCCTTCCCCCGCTACAAGCACGAGTCTCGATCCCTCGACCGAGTCTTTGCTGCTCTTGCCTCGTATTTTGAAACTTATCCGATCAAGACAGACCTCTTCCAGCCCCACATCCGAGCAGACACAGGCCAGCCAACTATTGAGTTTAGCGCGGCAGTTCCCCTCGACCCAGCGCTTGGCTTTCCTCTCCATCCTTCAACAGGCGAGCCATTTATCTGGCACATGCGATCCGATGGCCTTGGCCACTTTCGTAACCTCCCAGTTTTTTCCGACGAAAAGACTACCGAGTCCCTCGGACAATCTTGGCCTAACAAGTGGCCCCTCCGGAACCAATTCATCTCCTACGCCTGGTGCTATCGTGAGATGGGCCTCCCTTATCGCACAGCACTGGTCCGAGGAATTGGCCTGCTCAAGACAAAGATCTCCCACGCCGAGGCCCTAATCACCTACCCGGACCACCTGCTCGACCGCTGGCAAGAGGTCACCGCCTGGAACCTACAGGAGATGGTCAACAACTGGGAGCATGATTACTGGCCCGAGGAGTTCGGCGACGCCTGTACCTCCTACGGCAACTGCATCTTCACCGACGTCTGCCTCGCCCCCCGTTCGCGCCAAATGAACTACCTCACCGCATCCTACATCCCGCGCAACTGGGACCCGTCCCTCATCCACAATCGAAGGACCGCCCTTGAAGAAGCACTCCTCATGGACAGAGACGATAGTCTCGATTGACTTCGAAACCGCACACGGCATGCAGGTCCTCGGCAACGGGAGACTACTCGATGGCCCCCTTCGCGGACAATTCATCCGGGTCTGGCTCCACCGGACCACCTATCACATAAAGGAGCGCGGTGAAGCTTCTCGTGCCCTTATCCTCTACAACCCTAAATACCACCCTGCATCCCACTTTCCCCCAGGATTAACGCTATGTCCCTCCAAGAGAAAACCTCAACCGGCGAATACTCCTTCACCTGCGACAACGGGAAGTCCCCCAACTGCCACGGAGAAATAACCATCGTCGAGGACCACGGCGGCCTCCGCGAAGCATCCCGTACCCTCCGCGAAGAAGGCTGGCAGTCCCTCTACAACCCCATCGACGGCACATGGTCCCACTGTTGCTCTGCATGTAAGGAGGTGAAGAAGGCCAAAGCCTTCGAAGACTTCAAGCGCAAGGTTCGGGAGGGATAATCCAAATGACATGGTTCGAAATCCTTCTCCTCCTCCTCCTTTTCTCCATCGCCACCAGCCTCCACCGGATCTCAACCATCCTTATCGAGGCTAACAAAATAACCGTCGCCCGGCACATATCGGGACGCTAACCCATGGCCAACCTCACCGACGCGAAGCTCCTCTACCTCACCTGGGCGAGGCACTTCGATCCATCCGCGCCCCCGTTCGAGGGCCTGTCCTCCGCCACACAAGAGGCATGGCTCCTTGTTGCGGCCGCTGCTAGAATGCTAGACCAACAACCGGAGCCTCCACCACTTGTTCTTCCCGGCCTCCACTACATAGCCCGCTGGACTGAGCGGGACGGCTGGCACGGCGCCACTCCCCGGCGCCCGGCGCTGTGTTTTACCCTCAACAACAACCACTTCGCAATCATGGAGGCGCCCAATGAAATCCCCATAGTCGTTAAGGTCGAGCGCCCGCCCTCCGAAATGCGCAAGATCGGCGGGATGATTTACGACTATCCTCCAATCTATTAAGGCTTCCACATGAAACCCTCCGCAATAAACTACCAGCTACTCCCCGAAGTTGAAGGAGACCAACACCTCTTCATCTCTATCAGCGCGACGAAGGGCGAGGTATTCCTCTGTAATGAGGAAAGTACCAAATCCAATCTGATCACCCTCCCCTGGCACCAAGCCGAGAAGATGTGCGAGGCCATCACCTCTGCCATCAAGCACCTCGCGCCGAGTGGCTACCCGGTCGGGCCGCTTCTCTCTCCGGAGAAACTACCCGACGTTCGTCCAGGCCCGATGACATATGTGAAAAATGAGGAGAAGTCCTTAACCGAGAAATACCTCCACCCAACCGACCCATCCCTCCCCGTCGCGGTCAACATCCCCTCCACCTCCACCTACGACCCCGACCTCACCGACGACCCCAACATCGTCTATCTCATCCGCCACGAGTACAAGGATCTCTACCTCACCGACGATGACATCCATCAATCCCGGAGAGCCTGCACGGGTGACAAATCTCAAGCCTCCTGTTTCCGCACACGCTACGCCGCCCGTCGTGAAATGCAGGCGATGAGACACCCTTGTGCCCTCATCGAGTCTCCCGCCACGTACATCGTGACCTGGCGCTGTAGTGAAAATGACGTCCTCCACTTCTTCAACGGAGAACCCCCCGGCTCCATCCACCGCTCACAAGCCACCCATATGACTCGTGAGGAAGCCGACAACCTCCTTCCTCTCCTTCCCGACCCCTGGATCAAAACCATCCTCAAAGTCTGGAGATAATCCATGGCAGCACCCATCGCTCCCGTCAAACCCGGCACGCCAGTTACTAAGGGCACGCCCATCGGAGGCAAGCCCGTCATCATCCGTGACGAGCCTATCACCCCGCCAGCCATCATGCTCCTCGGCGACGTCGGCTCCGGCAAAACCCACTCCATCATCTCCGCCCTTCGCGCCGGCCTCGAGGTCTTCGTCATCGTGACCGAGAACACCGGAGTTGAAACCCTCATCGACGCCTGCAAGAAGGAGAAGGTGGACATGTCCGGCCTCCACTGGCGCCGGTGCACCCCCACGCAACAAACCTGGAAGACGATGCGGGACCAGGCCAAGCTCACCAACTCCCTATCCGTCGGTGAGATCCAGACCCTGACCGCCGGCCTTGAGCGCTTCAAATACCCGGCCTTCCTCGACCTCCTCGACTGCTGCGAGAACTTCCGCTGCGACCGTACGAAGGAATACTTCGGCGACGTATGCACCTGGGACGACACCCGCCTCCTCGTCCTCGACTCCATGTCCGGCCTTAACGAGATCGTGTCCTCCCACGTGACCGGCCATCGCATCACCATGACGCAGCCCGAGTTCGGCGTGGTCCAAAACCACATCTATCAACTCTGCAATACCCTCGCCGGGCTCAACTGCTACACCATGGTCACCGGCCACATCGAGATCGAAGCCGACGAGGCCAAGGGCCTGTCTAAATTTATGGTGAGCACCGTAGGTAAAAAGCTCGCCCCGAAACTTCCCCGCGTCTTCTCCGAGGTCGTCTTCGCCAAGGTCGAGAACGGGAAGTATGTTTGGAGCACCGACGACTCCAAAGTCATCACCAAGAACCGGGCTCTCCCTCGAGGAGTTATGCCGGCAGACTTCCGGCTCTTGGTAGAAATCTACAACAAACGAAAGGAGGAAGCAGCAAGAGAACTTGAACTCAACGCATCCTAACAATCAACATCCTTAAGGATCTACATCACATGGCACGTTTCGACAAAGAAGCTTTCCTCCAGGCCGAATACACCGATGCCCTCGATACCGAGCGTACCCTCTTCCCGATGGGAGAGTACGTCGCGGAGCAGATCGAGAGCTTCGAGATCGTGGACCCGAAACCCTTCGTGGATGAGAAAACCGGAGCGCAGAAGGACGGCTCTCCTCAACTCTCCCTCCGCCTCCTCGTCCGCGAGGATCACGCGGTCCGCGTCCGTGAGCAGTTCGGCTACCCGGCCGACCGCCCAGTATATTGCTCCACCCGCTTCTTCCTCGACATCGACCAGGAGACCGGCTGGCTGGAGTTTGGCCCGAACAAGAACATCGACCTCGGCAAGATCCGCGCTGCCCTCGGGCAGAACGACCCCGGAGTCCGGTGGAGCTTCACCAACCTCAAGGGCGCCGGCCCGATCGCCTTCGTCGTGAAGCACGAGAAGTGGGAGAAGAACGGGAAGGAAGGAACCTCCGAGCGGATCTCCGGCTGGGCCAGTGTCGAGGACATGGAAGAGGCCAAGCGGAAAGCGGCTGAGGCGGAGGAGAACAAGCCGGCGAAGGGTAAGAAGAAGTAAGCATCCATTCTTCCGGAGGGGGTGCGATCCCCTCCATTTTTTTCAACAGGAGCCTTTTTCCCATGCCTAAATACCTCGGCGACATCCCCCGCCACGCAGTGTTCGGAGATTCCGAAGACGTCAACAGCATATACATCGTTCCCGAAACGGAGGTCCATGTCCGTCTCGCTCGTACTTCTTCCGGCGTCGACATCCACGTCCATTTTAAAAACAAAGTCGTCAAGCTTCCTCGCGGCTCGGCTGTCCAATACCTCCAACTCCAGGCCATTACCGCCGCCGGAGGCATAGGCTTCGCCGCCGCAGCCGACGACCCGGAGCCCACCGCCCCCTCCCTCATCCACCCCAAGGGTTCCCGTGCATGACGAATTTCCTCAACCATTCCCTCATCACCATCACCGAGCGCACGCGGGAACTCGACCTTGACCACGTCGCCGAACTTAAGGCGGACATTAAAAAGAATGGACTCCTCCAGCCCATCATCCTCGGGGATCGTTCCGACCACCCCCTCGTCGACGGACTCCACCGCCTCACCGCTGTCAAGGAACTATTCTTCGAGGGAGAGGTCCTTTCTTACGACGGATCTCCCCTTGAATACGATAACATACCGTTCGTCCGTTTTGCTGACCTCGAACCCGTTCGCCTTTTGGAAGTTGAGATCGCCGCTAATATCTGGCGGAAGGAGTTAACCTGGCAGGAGCGCAACAACGCCCTAGCCAAGCTCCACGCCATGCAGAAGGAGCTTAATCCCGATGCCACGTTCTCCTCAACCGCTACTAAACTCGCCAATGTCACGGGCCGCTCAGTTCAATCCCTCGAGCGCGCCATCTCCCGCGCAACCGTCCTGGCCAGCGCGATGGAGCAGTCGCCTGAGCTGGCTTCTGCGCGCTCTGAAACCGAGGCCTTCACCCGCGTCAAGTCCGACATCACCCGCCTCGCCACCGGCCTTCTCGCCGGAGGGTTTGCTACTACCCATTCCCTCCACCGACTCATCGAGGGAGACTTTCGTCAGATACTCCCGACTTTCGAGGGGGAGAGTTATGACCTGATCCTCGCTGACCCGCCCTACGGCGTTGGCGCGGACGGCTGGACCTCCAAGTTCAAGGACGCCCCGCACGATTACAAGGATACCTACAACCATGCCATGTCTCTCTACGCTACCCTCTTCCTTGAGGGCTTCCGTGTTGGCAAGCCTCGCTCAAACATCTTCGCCTTCTGCGCCGTCGAGTACTGGCACACCCTCCGAGACATGGCAGAGGATGCTGGCTGGAGCACCTGGCCCCGACCCATCATCTGGCATAAGTCGAACGAGGGTATTCGCCCTTGGGGCGGTAAGGGTTACGCCTACTGCTATGAAGCTATCCTCCTCGCCTGTAAGGGAGAACGAGGCCTTTCACGTACCGGTCCTGACGTACTCACTGGCATATACAAAGTACGAGATCGCGAACACGGAGCCGCTAAACCCGCAGCTCTCTACGAAAATCTTATCTCGTCTTGCTGCCTACCTGGAGACGCGGTTCTTGACCCTTGCTGCGGGAGTGGAACAATCTTCGAGGCTTCCACCCTTGCCTCTTGCATCGCAACCGGGATCGAGATCAACCCCCATTTCATCGGTCTATCTCAACAGCGCATGCAGCTAGACAAACCAACCCTCGACAAAGAAGAACTGGACACGTTCTAATGGATAAAGAGGACTGCAAGTTTTGTGAGGGTAAAGGCTGGCGCTGGACCCGCCGCTGCACAGAGGATGAAGGTGATGTAAGCGGTCAATGGTCAGGGTGGTACTCGCGACCTTCATCTCCACACCCTTACGACAATATAAAACGAAAGTGCGTCTGCGGCACCCCAACAACGGAGCCTAATGTCTATGACTGATCTCTTCTCCGGCACACGCGGACCCCATACAGCCCGTATCCTCATTGTCGGTGAAGCATATGGCGTCACGGAGGAGCGGTTTGAGAAACCCTTCATGGGGGAGAGCGGGAATGAGTTAAGCAACATGCTAAAGGAGGCGGGGATTGACCCCGCCGAGATCCTCTACACCAATCTCATCAACGCCCGTCCGAAGGACAATAACTTCAAGCATTTCCTCATCCGGACGGAGGAAGCGAAGAAGGAAAAGCTTTCCCTCTTCCGGGGAGTCTACGCCCAGCTCCCCCTCATCACCGCCTACGAGCGCCTCCACAAGCTCATCCTCCACGTTAAACCCGCAATCATCATCTGCCTCGGCAACTGGGCGCTGTGGGCCGTCACCGACCGCATCCGTATTAAAAGCGGGACGAAGAAGGAAAAGAACAATGGATATAAACTCGCCACTGGAGTTGACACCTACCGAGGATCCATGGAATTTAGTCAGGCGGGTCTCGGTCGCATTCCAGTCCTCACGACCTATCACCCCGCCGCTATCCTTCGTATGTGGCCGTGGCGTTTTACGGCAGTTTCTGATCTCCGCCGAGTCCGCGAGTATCTTGGAGCCCCTCCTAGCCTCCGCCGGTGGGGAAGGGTTCCTAAAGAGAAGAGGTGGATCAAACCAGACGCGGCCACCGTCGAAGCTTGGTGCGAGGGGGCGATCGAAGCGGGTCATTTCGAACTCACTCTTGACCTCGAGACCTACGCCGGCAAAATCCACATTATGGGACTATCTCACCCCGGCTCCACGCGCCTTATCGTCCCGTTCATGGACGTATCACGAGCCGGAACTAAGCCCTTCTACTCTCCTTATGACTGGCGTCGCATATACGCCGCGATACGGCGCCTCCTTACACATCCTGACGTCCGTCTCCTGGGACAGAATCTACTTTATGATGCTCAATATCTCCACAATGAGTTTGCATACATCCCTCGCATCGGCTTTGATACCATGGTCGCTCAGCATCTATTATGGCCGGCGTTTCGGAGGGGTCTGGATTACATGGCCAGCATTTATTGCGACTCCTACACCTACTGGAAAGACGACCGCAAGGTTTCGATCGAGAATGAAGACCTCAACCTCGCATCCGAATATAACGCTCTCGATCTTGACTACACAGAGGATGTTGCAGAGGAGCTAAAACTCCAGATCGAAAAAGAGAACATGTCCCATCTCTTCTCCGATCGCATGGAGCTGGTCGAGATCCTCCTCGACATGATGATCCGGGGCGTGAACGTCAACGCGAAACTCAAGCGCGCCCAGGCCACCTCCATGATGCTAACCATGGGTGAGCTGATCGCCTGGATGGAGGACGCCATTCCCGACTACCTCAAACCCGTAGGGAAGAAAGGCTCCAAACCATGGTACACCTCCGACACCAAACTCCGGGAACTATTCTATGAGAATCTTTCTCTCGATCCTATACGCGACAAGGATACTGGCGAACCCACTCTATCTAAGGACGCTCTACAGCGCCTTGGCTTTCGGCATCCTGAGTTCAAGCCCCTATTTGGTGCCCTTGCTCTCTATCGATCAGCTCGCACGTTTCGTGGCAATTTCCTCGACGCGGTTCTCGACCACGATGGTCATTGGCGTTGTGCTTACACAATCACAACTGAGACCGGCCGTCTGGCGTCTTCTGAAAATGTATACGATCGAGGAGGTAACCTTGCTAATATACCTCGAGATCGAGAACCTCTAGACTTCTACAACGCGATTGAGAAACTCTCATAAGGACCACCTCCATGTCAGTCCCCTCCGCCTACTGGATACAGACCCGCACGGGAGTTTACAACTTCCTCCACCCCAATTTCTCCACAAAGATAACTCTCCTCGACATCGCCCATCCGCTCTCCCGCATCGTCCGCTTTGGCGGCCACTCCCGCCTCCGCTGGACCGTCGCCGAGCACTCCATGTTCGTGAATGAGATAGGGATGCAGCTTCTATCCTCCAAAGAAGACCAGCGCATGGCTTCTCCATACCTTCTCCTCCACGACGCACACGAAGCTTTCGTCGGTGATATGTGCGCGCCGCTGAAGAAATACCTCGCTGCCATTAAGGGTTTCAATTTCAAAGAGATCGAGGCTGAGTCCGACCGCCGCATCCGGCTCGACCTCCACCTCCCGCCTTCTCCCCCTTCCTGGGTCAACGAGCTTATGTCCGAAGCCGACGTCTACGCGCTGAAGCTTGAGCGTGACGCGTTCATGGCCTCCAAACATGAATGGGTTATCGACGAAGTAAAAATCCCCTCAAACCTAAACGTGTCCTTGAAAGGAGAACTACCCCCTAACCGCCTCACCCGCAAGTTCACCCGTGAGATTGAACAGGCAATAAGGGATTATCCTCATGCTTAACACCTCAATCGGCACGTTCAACTTCCCTCCTATCCGGGACATCTTCATTCCGGACCCCGGCCACACCATTATCGATATTGACCTCGAAGGCGCGGATGCACGGGTCGTGGCATGGAGGGTAAACTCTGAGCGTCTCAAAACCGCCTTCCGCGCCGGGCTGAAAGTCCACGCCGTCAACGCGAAGCTGATGTTCCCCGTCAGTGAGTGCGGGGAAGACGGGATGAAAGAGCCCCGGTACACTCAGACCAAGAAATGCACTCACGCCACTAACTACGGCGTATCCGCCCCGACCATGTCATCCCACACCGGCTTCCCCCTCATCGAATGCCGGTCCTTCATCATCCGCTGGCTCCGGGCCAACCCCGAGATCTCCGCCTGGCATGAGGAGATTGAGTTCCTCGTGCAGCGGGATCGAGGTATCACCAACCCATTCGGGTATAAAATCCGGTGGGTTGACCGTCCCCAAGCCCTACGAAATAAAGCCCTCGCATGGGAGCCCCAGTCCGTCGTGGCGGAGGTAACCTACCGCGTCCTCCGTCGCTTGCGGAAGGAATGCCCGGAGATCCTCCCCCTTATGCAGGTGCACGATTCTCTCGTCCTCCAGTGCCGGACCTCTCTTCTCCAGCGCTGCCTCCGTCAACTCTACAAGATATGTAACGACGTTGTTGTCCCCTATGACGACCCCCTCATCATCCCATGGGGACTAAAGCTTTCCTCCAAATCCTGGGGCGAGGCCGAGAAAGCTAAGTGGTCAACCTACTTGTGAGCATACCTTATGGCCAAGCGAAACTACTCCAACTGGATTGAAGCCTACCTCCGGCACACCGACCACACCGAGGCCCCGATGGCTTTCCATCTTTGGACGGCCGTCTCAACCATCGCCGGAGCCCTGCGCCGCTCTGTCTATATCGACCAGAAATCTTTCGAGTGGGTGCCAAACTTCTACATTTTCCTCGTCGGTCCCGCCGGCCTAGTCACGAAGTCTACCTCCCTCCTCATCGGAGAGAAAATCCTTCGCGGCCTGAAGACGAAGGTGAAGTTCGGTTCCTCCTCCGGTTCCTGGCAGGCCCTGGCTGAGGAGATCCAACACTCTGCTCGTGCGGCCTTCGGCGGTGTCACCACCTGCTCCGTATCCTACTACATATCCGAGCTTGGCACATTCCTCGACCCAACCAACCGGGAGCAGATCGACTTCTTCGTCTCATCCTGGGACGCCCAGCGGCAAGCCTATACCCGCGTGACAAAATCCGGGGGCAAGCTCGAAATCCCTTGCCCCTGCCTGAACCTCATCGCTGGCACCACCCCTGTCTGGATCAAGGAGAACTTCACCCCAACCATGATCGGAGGTGGATTTGTATCCCGCCTCATCTTCGTAAAAGGGAATGCGAAGCGGCGCCTTATCGCCTACCCCGCACTCGAATCCTCCGATGATGAGTTCCGGATACGCGAGGAGAAGCTGATACAGGACCTCCTCACCATCTCCTCCATGGAGGGGCCAATGAAGCTTACAGCCGAGGCCATCGAGTGGGGGAAGACGTGGTATGAGAAACACTGGACGGAGAAGAGACAATTAAGCGGCGAAAGGTTTGATGGGTTTTACGCTCGCAAGCAAACCCACATGCACAAGCTTGCGATGATCTACTCCGTCGCCGAGGGAGATAGCATGACCGTCACCCTCGAACATTTGAAAAAGGCGAATAATACTCTACTCATCGTGGAGAAGGACCTCGCCAGCATCATCGATAACGTGACGAGTAAGCAGATCTCTACCCTGCACAAACGTGAGCTTCTTTCTATCATCGCAGCGGAAGGATCTATTGACCGGGACGAACTTTATCAGCACCTCTTTCAAATGATGTCGATCACGGATTTTGAGAGGGCACTCGCAGATCTTACCCGTGCACGGCAGCTAACCATCCGCCCCGTTAGCGGGAAGACTTTACTCTCATTAAAGGATGACGTCAAAATCCTTCCCGTGGACGCGAAAAAGGGGGAGGCCAAGTAGCCATCCCCCCTCATAAACGTACAGCATGTTACCGCCCAAACTTGCTGTACGGTTTCCCCCTTACCTTTTCGGCACCTTCTCCCTCCTCGTCACCGCTTCCGGATACAACGCATCGAGCTGGCTACTCACCCCCCTCAATGCCTTATTCACCGGAATGCCGTGTTCCCTCAATTCCAAATTCCTACTCTGTCCTCGCAGACTACGCCTGAGGGTCTCATTCGTAATCCTCAGCGACTTGTCCGGTGCTTCCTCGTTGAAGCTTTTAATCGCCTGGACCGCGTCAGCGATACCCTCCTTATCCTTCAATCGTTTCGCCCGGAATATCTCCCGCGTCAGGACACTCCTCTGCGCCTGCCAGTACCGCTGCACCTCCCTCTGCGCCTGGAGGTAATCCCACTGCCGGCTCATCTGCGTCGGCTGGAACCCTCCCGCGATGGACAGGATGTCCGCCTGATCCGACCAATCGTTTGGGTCAAACTCCACGACCGTCGCCCCGCCTGCATCCCGTTCCCTCTGCTCCGCCATCAACCGCGAGGACCGCATCACAGACCGAAGCGCTCGAGGCAGCGCCCGCTCCCACCGCTTCACATCATCCGCCGGGAGGGAATGGTCAATAATACTCTGATACATCGCGAACGGGACGCCCAGCCACGGCCCAGCCACTTCACTCGTAACCTGCCCGACCGTCTCACGCCAGGAGGAGGAGTCAGGATTCAAGCCCGCCTTCAAGCCAGGAATGAGCTTGCCCATCGACAGGCTTCCAGAAAGGTCCGGCGTAGCGGTCGGCACACCCAGCCCACTCATCAACGCGGGGAGCCCGAACCCAACTCGGGAGGCACCATGTAGGATGATGTCCGGCGCAATCCCTTCTCCCGCCCAATCCACCATCATCCCTCTAATCGCCTTCTCCATATCAAACTGGACGCCGAACTGCCGCATGAGCCACTTCGCCAGTTCCTCCGCATCATCTGCGCCCGGCAGGCCCATGATACCCGCCGCGCCCATCATCATCAACAGCATCCTGATCTGCGCGCCACGGTCCTGCTTAAAGAGGAAATAAAGCATATTCTGGAGGTAGCTCTTAAACATGAGCAGTACCCCCCGCTTCCCCTCCATCAGCTTCGGCCGCGCCCAACGGGAGTATTCAAATTGAGTCGTCCGGACCGCGTCAGCTGCGACCATATACGCCCGGAGATGCGGCTCATCCCACCCCCGGTCCACGCGCAGCTGATCCGCCTCCCCCCTGTTCTCCGCCATGACCGCATCAACATGAGGATTTGTATTGTCTGCGAGCGCCATCTTATAAGCTGCTCGGAATGTAACCGCGCGGTTGATCCTCTCGGCGATGGTGAATGGAGCAACGCCCCACTGTCCCAATCGCCGGAGTTCCCTCCCGACCTTATTCGACGATAGCGTCCTTTGGAGCACCGAGCCTTGTGATATGGCGGCCAGCTCCTGCGCAAAGCCATCGTCAATGAGGCGGGACTCGTGGGCTTCCTCGATCGCTTCCGAAAGAGTGCCCTCATCCTTAGGAGTCGTACCACGTAGCTCCATGAAGTAATCACGGGATGCGTCCTTATATGCCTGGGTGACCCGGCCGAAGGTAGTAAGGTCTCCAAACTTCGAGGCTAGATACGGCACGGCCACCATCGGGACTTGTGTGAGGTTCACGAAAGCCGCCGCTGGGACGAAACCGAAATACCACATATACCCTAGTGCTCGCGCCTCCGCCCAGTCACCCGCCGGGGCCATGAGGTTCTCATAATGCCGCGTCATGTAATCCGCGATACGTGTTCGAGCATCTTTTGAAATGGGGCTGCCACTATCTCGAACATCCTTAATGCTACCCTCGAGGCGCTTTGTAAACTCCTGTCTTGCGACATATCGAGCAGCTCGCGCAAAGTATGTACC